TGAGTTGTCAGCGCCTAAAGACGTGATATTTCCGGTAATTTTAACAGGTTTATCAAACAGCTCGTTATTGTTGTATGACATCATGCGGCTGGTATCAAACACGTTATCAATTTTATGATAACGGTTTGTTCTTGCTGAATTTCCACTAGATTTAGTACTGTATGGTTTTGAGCTACTGCTTATTTTAGGAATAAATTCTATGGAAGCAGTTGGTTTAAGATCACTCTTACTGTATTCAGTGCGCTCGTAAATCTTTTTCTGCATTTCATTATAAGCAGTCTTAGATGGTGAAACTAAGTATTCGGAAATCGATGAACCTCCTTTAAGGCTGATTTCAAAGGACCCTTTTTCATTAGCCCTTACTTTTTCATAAGGCAAATAAGTGTCTTTACCATTTTCGGCTAGTAAAGTTACGAAACCATTTGAATTTGTTTTTCCTTTAATCATAAACTTCTTGTTTTCTGTTCCGTGTAGAGTTTTAGATTGCTTAGAGTTGTCGAGGTATATGAATTTTTTCTTGTAAACACTAGCCAATTTAACTCCTGCAATTATTAAGAAAATAGAAAAAAGCAAAATGACAATCCAAGCCCAAATATTCTTAAACCATGGTATTTCATTCTCCATAATCTTCTCCTGTGAATATATGTACAGCTTTTAACGTCATCAGTTTTGGACGGAAATATTAGTCTCTAACGCATTAAAATCTAATCAATACGTTTCTTCTAGTTATTGATGCACTTTTTAAATCGTGAAATTACAGCATTTAGTAGATAGCTAGGTATGCCAAATTGTTCCATAAATGGGGATACATTATTGAAGGTATATCCAGTAACATCAACATAAATAGGAATCAGAATGTCTAATCCAGTCATGTTCGCCGCACGTTCATACTTTGACTTGTTTGAGAAGCTAGAATAGTAGAGTGTTCCTTCATCGCCATTAACGACGTGCCCTAGTTCATGAGCCATCTGGAAGGGGATTTCTTTTTCTTCATGCCAATTCGTATTAATAACGACTGTTTTAGTATCAGGGCGGGATGCAGAAGGAGTATGACAATCAAAATGGTTGGTTAAAATTACGGTTATTTTATGATCGTACGCGTATTTCATAAGATTAACGATAATTACGTCCATATAGCTAGTCCTTCTTCCCACCCCTGAGCAAACGCTCCATATACTCTAAGTCTTCATCAGGTATAATTCGACCTTCAAAGGTCATAATTTTCTTTTTATCGTTGATTTGGTCCTTAAGGTCGACGTATTCTGGCTTGTCAGTTTCTTTAGTGGCAAGGTCGCTGTTATTTATTCCTGCCATGACAAATATTTGCTCTTTAGAAACGCGCAACCCCTTTGCCATTTTCTCAAGTGTAATGGGTTTAGGGATATTTCTTTTCCCATTCTCTACCTGAGACCAGAAGGAGTTCGAGAGGTTAGCTTGAAGTGCAGCTTGTCGAATTGTGAATCCTTTTTCGTTTCTCAGCTTTTTCAGCTGAGAACCAAATTTTGTTTTATCTACTGTCATTGATTTCACAGCCTTTCTACGACATTAGTATAACAAAAGAGAAACAAAATAATATCAAAAGTAAAACAAAAATAGCAAAATATGGTTGCAAAAGTGAAACAAGAGATGTATATTAGATATGTAATCAAGGAGGTGGTATTGATGAAGATGCGATTAATTAGTCCTGATAGTCTCCGCGAGCGTATTGCACTTAGCGGTTATTCTCAAAATGGATTTTCGCGTCATATCAACGTTACTAGTGGGTATTTATCATTGGTTCTTAATCAAGAAGTGGATCCTTCACCAGTAATAGCAAAGAAAATTTCTAAGGGCGTCGGTGCTGAAATAGCAGATCTTTTTTTTGCACTTGATGGGCGCAAAAGTGAAACAAGCTCTACTGAACCTGAGGAGGTGAGCTGATGAAGAAAGAAGAGTTCGAAAGCGCAGTTCTTACAGAACTTCGTAGTTTAAACAAAACGCTCAAGATTATCGCTAGTAACCAAGAGCGTCACGAAACGTCATTGTCATCGGATGAATTGTCCAAAATAGTCAAAGATGACATCCGGCAAAGCATGAGAAGCGTAGAGAAAGAATTACTTAGCTGATGTGTCGTCAACTAAGAACTCTTCTAGAAGGTTATGAACTGCTCGAAGAGTGGATACTTGAAAGCTGCTGCTAACTTTAGTGGCGATCTTTGATGCTATGAGATTACTATCCGAATTATTGTTAATGATTTCGGTTACGGAATCTCCAATTGTTGATACAAACTTTTCAGTATTCTGGTCGTCCAAGGCAGTTTTAACAATTTTATTGAAACGCTCTTCAAATTCTGCTTTTTCCATGATTATCACCTCCTTCAAGTATCAATTGTACCAGAGAAGGTGGCTAATATTATTTTTTCAAAGAACGGGGGTGACACTATGCTCCAAGTTCTAGCAGCAGGATTACTGATTCTTGTGATCGGACACTGCTCATCAAACTAATAGGAGGTGGCAAAATGACACGGCAAGAAAAAATTGAAATGGTAGCTGGCACGTCAGGTCGCACAGTTAGATTTATTGAAGCACTGACCAAAGACAATGAGTCGCTATTGAATGACATGGTTACCGTTGCCAAATTGGAAATTGCTAATGAGACAGCTGACCAAGTCTTTGAAGCTATGGCTTAAGTATAACGATTATGGCTGTCAAATGCCTTACATCAAATTGACAGTTAGAAGGAAGTGACAGCATGCAGAATAAATTTGCCGAACAATTAACTTTGGATTTGGCAGGAGTGGTGCGTAGGGACGTTGCTCAAAAAGTTCATATCTCCGATGGTCAATTGACCCGTTTAGCGAATGGCCAGCGTACTGGCGACAAGGGGATGCGAGCTGAGTTGGCACACGCGCTGCATAGTACCTTGTTGGCGTTCTCTGGCGCCCGTAAGGATTACGGCGTTCTTTCTTTCTTGAAGAGCAGCAGACGTTATGACGATGTCATGGCAACGCTCTTCCAGCAACGCAAAGAAGAGGACGACAGGCGTGCGTTAGAAGAAGCGTTCGATCAGGCCATGACGACCAAACCGGAAGCTCGGTCGTCACAGCAAATCTTACTCATACGAGATTATTTCAAAGAGTATGCCGAAGAGATCATGTCTGAAAACACCGATATTGTAGCCAAAGCAGAATATGCTGGAATCGATATCCATCAAGTTTTTGACGAAGCCAATGCACGAGTAGGAGGGTGACAAGATGAAAGCACCACAGGTAATTGAATTTAAGGCTCGGGCGGTGGTACCAGATAGCTTAGAGCTGGTTGAACGGGATGAACTTGATAGTCTCCGCAGTCAGGCACTTACAGGTAGAACTTGGACCATGCAGGATTTACGTGAATGGGCCGGGAAAAAGTCAACGGACTGGATTAAGGACAACGTTTTATACAATCCCCATTATTCACGCGAAATTCAAGACATGATTGACCGACATGAGATTCATGAGGCTACAGGAAAAGGCTCACGTTGGCTGTTCAAGGCTGGTCCCATGGCAGATTTCTTAGATCGTCACTGGGAAGAATTACCGTGGTAAGGAGGAAGAAAAATGATTTTGCAAAGCATTTACGATTTTTGGTGTTTCTACTTTGGTGAAGCGGCAACGTGGATTGGCAGTATTGTAGGACTTTTCTACGCCGGCTACTGCTTCCGTAAGCACGTTGAGGTGGCGGGTGGCTGGAAAGCTTGGCGTAATAATTACTTCGGATTGGAGGAGCACAAATGATTTTATGGCATAAAAAAAGAGCTCTGAGTAGCAGCTCAGAACTCAAAGATAAATTACATTTATCCTATTTCTATAACCTTAATTCTACTCCAGATGGGCGGTGGTTGCAATGGCGATGAACGTGCCAGATCATGCAACATTCGATTTTGTCCGGTACATGAATCGGCTGGAATCACAGCCTGAAACGGGATTCATGACCAAAGATACCAATGGCAACCCCATGATTTCTGGTGAAACTTATTGGGAAGCAGAAGGCCGATATGTGCCGACCGATGAAGCTTCAATGCACGACTTTTTAGATGCTGAGGGCGAGGATTACGGAGCCCAGATTGATTGGGACTATGACCATCTGGCAGCTATCTTGGAAGATTTTAAAGGCGCGGAGGCGATCTCATGGACGTAGTCAAGGTACACACAAGTAGTCGTTTCCAGCCTAAAGCAGTGGTTGCTACTAATTTAGCTGAACTAGATGACATTAAATCTGATCTGTTCAAGGAAGTTCAATTGTTGGCCGAGAATGATCGACTTAGCAATGATGAGATTGATCGGCTATACAGCATCAGCGACGAGCTTGTTGCTTGGTCACCCAATTTGGAGGAGGAAGAATAAATGGCTACAAACGAAGTTGCAGAAACCCAACGTTCACTAGACGCGGGTGTTCAGAACCAAATTAATCAAATGATGAATCAGGAGAATGGCTTGAAGCTGCCAGCCAACTATGCTGTTGGAAATGCCCTCAAGTCCGCATTCTTCGCGCTAAAGGGAAATAACGATGGGGACTTGATTCAAGTGGCTACTCACATGCCTGAAATGAAGACTTCAATCGCCAATGCCCTCATGGATATGGTGGTTCAGGGATTAACACCGGCCAAGACCCAAGTGTACTTCATCAGATATGGCAATCAGGTTAAAATGCAACGTTCCTACTTTGGAACGCAGGCGGCGCTAAAGCGACTATCTGAGGTACACGACTGCTGGGCAAATGTGGTTCATGAAGGTGACGGGCTGGAAATCGGTGCCCAAAATGATCGTTTGGTCGTAAGGGATTGGAAGCCGACGTTGGAGGGACTCGATAAGGAAATTAAGTACGTTTATGCCGTCATTGAGATGGCTGACGGAACTCACCAGCATACTATCATGACCTTCAAGCAAATCAAAAATAGCTGGTCACAGACACGGTCTAAAGGGGCTGTGCAGAACAAGTTCAGTGACGAGATGGCTAAACGAACGGTTCTTAACCGGGCCGCTAAGAACATTTTAAATACTTCTGATGATTCAGATTTGGTCGTTGGAGCCATCAATAACACTACTTCCAACGAGTATGACGATGATCAAACAGCCAAAGATGTGACACCTAAAAAGGTTACAGATTTGATCGGTAATGCGGATACAGAGGAACCAACGCCTCCTGAACCCGTTGAACAAGCAGAAACGGATGAACCGGCAGAACAAGAAGAACCGGTTGATACAAATACGGACGAAAGTAGCTCTGACGATATTCGCTCTATTGAAAATATGAAACCGGGTGATAAGCAAGACAAGGACACTGTTAACAATATTTTGGATGGCCTTGAAGAATCTGAAAATCATAAGGGGGATGGTGACTATGCAAGCAGCACCGAAGAAGGACAGGGTGAACTCTTCCCACCAGACGTTCATTCTAAGTTCTGACAATTACTATGGTCAAGAAGCCAATAAAAACTTCATGAGCCCAACTTGGTTTAAGAAGTTCGTTGCCTGTGAGGCAGAGGCATTAGCTGAATTGAGAGGCGAGTGGGCACCTGATGAGGATAAGACCGCTTTATTGGTTGGTAATGACCTGCACAGCTATTTCGAGTCGTCGGAGGCCCACAAACGGTTCTTAGATGCCAACAAGGAAGTGATGTTATCCAGTCGTGGTAAGACTAAAGGCCAGCTAAAAAGTGAGTACAAGCAGGCCGACATCATGATTGACTCGCTCAAAAACGACAAGACGTTCACGCAGTTATATCAAGGTGAAAAGGAATCAATCGTTACTGGCGTAATTTCTGGCGTTAAATGGATGGGCAAATTGGACTGTTTGAACTTAGATCGTGGGTATTTCATCGATCTAAAGACAACGCAGGAATTGTCTAAGCGGTTTTGGGATAGCCGTAGTCACCGGTGGGTACCATTCGTTCTGAAATATGACTACCAGCTTCAAATGGCTGTCTATCGCGAGCTAGTCAAGCAGCAGTACGGAATCGAGTGTAAACCCTACATTGTTGCAGTAACAAAGCAAAGTCCGCCGAATAAGGCGGTTATCACGATTCCTCATGAGTATATGGAGGATGCCTTGCAACGAATAGACGAGCAACTGCCCCATTTTGAGGATGTAATTGCTGGTGTACAGGCCCCTGTTCCATGTGGTAGCTGTGCTTATTGCCGTGAACATAAGCAGCTTGAAAACATCATCAGCGTTGATGACTTACTAGACAGTTAGGGGGTGCGTAAATGGCACGTCCAATAAAAAAAGGAATTGATTACTATTCAATAGATGTTGATTTTCTCAGAGATATCAAGATTCGAAAGATCATGCGTTCTTGTGGAATCGCTACAGGGTCCATCTTGCTGAGCCTGCTGGGTAATATTTATCGTGATGAAGGGTATTACGCCGTGTGGGATTCAGATATGTGCTTCTTGGTGGCTGACGAAGTCGGTACCAAGGAAAGTGCGGTAGATGAACTGGTAAAACGGGCCACAGAAGTTGGATTCTTCGATAATGGCATGTTTGAAAAATATCACATTTTAACTTCCCATGGTATTCAGGCTAGATATGAGCAGGCAGCGCGCCAGAAGAAAAATCACCATATCGAACCAAAATTTAGTTTATTGCGGGTTTCCAACGTTGGAAACCGAGTAACCAACACTGATAACTCCGTTTCCAACGTTGAGAGTACACAAAGTATATTAAAGGATACTAAAGGAAATAATAGTAAATCAGATAATACTAAACCAAAGGTGACTGATGACCAGCTTCGAGAAAGATTCAATCTTGGATTTTGGCTAACCTATCCAAAAAAACAAGGATTCGATAAGGCATTTGATGAGTTTAAGATTGCCATTGACAACGGATTTAGTCCCGATGACATTGAAACTGGTGCCAAGAAGTATGCAGAATACTGCAAAATTAAAAAACGGACTGAACAGTATACCAAGAATCCTGATAACTGGATTGCTGAGCACAGGTGGACTGACACATTGGATATGACGCCTGATCCACTTCGTCAGGGGCAGAAGACAACCACCAAAGAAACCTTGCCAGACTGGGCACAAACGGGGGCCACTCCAACGGCTACCCGAACTGAATTAACGGCTGAGCAGCAAGCAGAGATTAACGCGCGAATTGCGCGACTACAGCAGAATGGAAAAACAGAACAGGAGGCTACACCATGAGTAAAAGGCCGGAGATAACAGACAAACTAAGCGAGTTAGTCAAAAATCGCTTGCGTACCGCACACATGTACTGGAGCCCGGAGGTTAATTTTGACAAAAATATGGCCGGTAACCGGCGTGTGGACTTTGTGGGATTCAAGCCGTTTACGCCGTATCTCGTTGATGAGCCGGCCACCGTAGAGCTAGGCACCTTTGCTTTTTACGAGGTCAAGTCATCTATGGCAGACTTCCAGTCAGGCCACGGACTGACCTTCTACGGGGATGAAAACTACTTGGTGACCACGGAGGAGCTGGCTGTTCAACTTTACGAAGAGCGGCGGTTGCCTAGGGATGTTGACGCGGTGCTTTGCCCCAATGGAAATTGGACGGGCTTGCGTAGCAAATTCAAGCGGCCTGGGACACATCGGCGGCGTGCAGCGGCGGAGATTCTTTGGGAGATTGTACGGTCACACGGGGACAGAAATTTTGACTAGGAGGCTACACCATGAAAAATTTACAAGAGTTAATTATGGGCAACGGTAGCGATAGCGTTGCAGTTGATGCTCGAGGATTGCATGACTTTTTGGAGGTTGGGAAAGACTTCTCAACTTGGTTTAAAGACATGACTGATTACGGGTTTGTCGAAGGTAAGGACTTTTCCCCACTTTCGGGGAAAAGCCGTGGTGGTCGGCCTCGCATTGAATATGCAATGGCTTTGGACATGGCGAAAGAGGTGTCAATGATTCAGAGAACACCAAAGGGCAAGCAGGCCCGCGAGTACTTTATTTCGATGGAGAAGCGAGCCCAGCAAGCCGAACTGGTTATGACGCCAGAACAGAAAATTGACTTGTTGATTGAGACTGGGAGCCGCGCCAATCATCGGCTGGACCACGTTGAGGAACGCATGGACGACTTCGAGGAGAACCGCCGACTAGAGACTGGCGACTATACGACAATCAGCCGTGGCGTATCTAGGGCAGTCAATTTCTACGTTCGTGACCGTCACCTGCAGTTGACCAAGGAGCAACGGTCGGCGCTGTATAAAGATATCAATGGCGGGCTAAATCAAGTTTGTGGCGTCCGTGCACGAATCCAGATTAAGGCCAAGGACTTCGACAAAGCTATGAAGTACATCGATGACTGGCGGCCCAGCACTGCTACCAAAATGTTGATTCAGCAGACAGAATTGCCATTGGCAGGTGTCGCCGGTGATTGAGTTAGTCGTATATGGTGAACCAGTACCAGCAGCGCGGCCACGTTTTAATCGTAGCGGACATGCGTATGATCCGTTGAAAAGTCGAGCGTATAAGCAGTATGTGTCATTAGAAGCTAGCAAACAGTATCACGGTGATTTAATTGGCCGGAAACCACTAGTGGTTCATATAGCAATTTATCGGCCAATACAGACCAGTGTCAGTAACATTGAACATGCTAGACGGGCCCAGAACGTTCATCGGCCAATAGTTAAACCAGACACGTCCAATTACGTCAAGCTCATTGAAGACGCGCTCACAGGCGTTATCTGGAAAGATGACAACTGCATTGTTGATTTAACAGCCAGCAAGTACTACTCAGACGATCCACGTATCGAAGTCACAGTTACGGAGGCGTGAACAAAGAGGCCAAATAATTGAAAATAGCCTCATTATTAATACTTTATTGGCCCCAGATTCTCGTGCGATGAGCCAATTACGAGCTAAAGCTGATAGAAAGGTTTAGGGTCGAAGATACACTCTTAGGTGAATAATGGAAAGAGGATTGACTAAAATGGCGAGAAATTCAAAACTAATGGACTTAATTAACGACGCTGAAGATAATTATGGAAAGCCAAGTAATTGGCCTGAAAAGGTTACTGAGAAGATTAATACGAAGGCTAATCGAATTAATGATTACGAACATACACCAGCAAATGAGGTATTACGTCATTTGATTTGTCATGGGTATACAAATACTCAAATTACGTTAGATAAACAAAAATCTTCTGGATACATTCAAAGTTTACGCAAACAGATGAAAAATAATGGTGAACTGCACTTTCAAGCCACGCCAGATGAATTGACCCAGCTAAAATATAACGTCAAACACATGAATCGGCCTAACAACCAAGGAGTTGCTAGCGTTATGGGACGCGACAAGGATTGGGTGCGCTGCATGCGAGAGAAGCTACGGGAGGCAGACAATGAAGCACGGCGATAAGGTGTATTGCTACCGACGCCACGATAAACAGCCTGCAACATGGATATGCTGGATCACTCGTGGTGATAGGCGGTTAGCGATGATGAAAGTTGAAGGCAGCCACAGGCATATTGAGGTGGCACCGAGTGATGTTGAGATTGGGAGGACAAATAATGATACCAAAATTTAGAGTGTGGGACGAAACGCAGCATAAAATGCTACAAGTCGACTGTATAGAGTTTATAGATGGCAAGGCTTACTGGGTTGAAGCTAGTCCTGCTGATGGTAATGTGCAAGGTGGAAATGATGGCCCTGTTGGAGACAATAGCCAGCTTAAATTGGAGCAACAGCCAGCGCAACGCGATTAACAAGCTGTCAGCGAAGGAACGCAACCAGGTTATCCATGAGCTGACGATGGGATAAGATTCTTATTTTATGTAGGAGGGTATAAGTTGAAAACGACCGAATTTGTCCAAAGCATTAGAAAGATGGCCTTTGGTATTGATAAAGTTACTTGTTTTGGCGAAGGGATTATCTATCGTATCTGGGTTCCTAAGAATCAGCACGACTCGGTCAAGGTAGCGATGATATGGCAGGATAAGAACCGAAAAATCATTGAGCCGGAAGGATATAGAGCTATCAAGGATTATCTAAGCGCATTAGAAGAGTCTGACCTTCTAGGCATCATTAGTGATTACATGGCAACGCCGATTGATGAACGTGGCCCGCTTGATTCGGAGGCGGACGAATGAGCTTGACGGATGGTAGGTATTTATCATTTAATCATGGGCCGAAAATTACGACGATTTATGGTGACCAATTTACGACAAGTGATCCTCACTGATTGCATAAAAAAGGGCCGCCCGCCAGCAGCCCTTACCCAAATTATGCTTACTCAATGGTCATCACATTAATTATACCATTGATAGGGGCTGAAAGGGTTGGCTGAATTAGATTTTGACAATATGAACATGGGAAGTCTCTTCCCAGAGGTAGATGTTGGAGAAACTTTGCAAAACGTGACACACTTTTTATCTGTAGTATTGCCTAAGATGGTCCGTATCAGTGGACAGTCAATGAGCGACTTAAAATCACCTAGCTATGATGGAATGCCAAAATCTCAGCCATCAGGTAATGCGACAGATTCAAGAATTGTGCGGCGGTTATATGCCGAAGAAGTCGTTAAACGGACAATCCAAGCAATTAAACACTGTGATAAAGATTGCCAGAATATCCTAGATGAACTATATCTACAAGAACTATCAGATACTATGTGCTTTATGGACTTAGGATTTTCTGAGTCCAGCTATTTCCACGTTTGGAAGCCAAAAGCACTATTACAGTTTGCAGATTGCTACATGCTTGATGATCTCCATATTTTTAAAAAAAGCAGTTTTGATGCAGTTTGAGTGCAGTTTTTGTGCAGTCGGACAGCAGGCACTAGCCATATTTAAGGGTTATTCTAGTAACATCGAAAGAATTAAGAAAAACACGCATAGCTCAATGGCAGAGCAGACAGTAATTGCCTGACGCGGGTTCGAATCCCGCTGCGTGCATTGGCGAGCATTACAAATTGGGAAACGACTCCCCTTCATTTTAAACGCTATTCTAGCTTGCCAAACTCCTTCATAAAATTGGCCGGCCTGCATAACCGGTCTTTTGGACCTTTAACTCAGCTGGGTAGAGTAGACGGCTCATAACCGTTCGGTCGTAGGTTCGAATCCTACAAGGTCCATCGGGCGCAATAACTTAAAGGAGATGGACTCTCCCGTTCATCCAAGGCTATAGCGCCCATATTGTGATTGTAACTGGTGGTGGCCTATCAGAAGAGGGCGGTCTGAATTTGAATCCGTGTGTGGTTCGATTCCACACCAATCACATTGGCCCTAAACAAATCATGCTTAACGCTGGGTCATACAAATTAAACTGAAAAGAGGTGAAAACTTCTCTCAGTTTAGTTTAAAATTAGTCTGAGGGGCCGTCTGTGGTAGAGCGGCTCTTTTTTTGTATATGGGAGAAAGGTGTGAAAAATCAAAATATTTGATTTAAAACGTACGTTCGTATAGCATACTCATAAATGGAGAGAGTTACATTGAAACCCTTTGTCATCTAAAAATGCTGCAAATGGGCATTACCAATTACTTAAAGTGGATACCAGCAAACAGTTTCATATGAATTAACACGCTATCAGCCCTACCGAACGAATTTGGCAAAAAATTCAGGTTAAATTTTCAATTTGCCGATTGAAAAAAAATCCTGACAGGTGTTTACTTAACATAAACGACACAATTGGAGTGTTACTAATGACAGCACCTGTAGTTTATAAAAATTTAAGTTGGATTAATGATGGATTGTCAAAATATTTTGATCCTAAAGATTTAAAAGATTTCGTAAAATCAAAGAATATTAAAGCTGACACTTCTAGAAAGGGAAACGTTGTACTTTTCTTAGATTATTTAAATAATCGGATGACTAAAGAAGAACAAGATGTCTTGGTCAGTGATTTTGAAAACTTATTGATGGATAATTATTCCGAAAAGTGTAATAAAATATTGGGAATATGTTATATGAATTTAAGAAAAGGCGCATTTTCCAAATCTGCGGAAGAGTTTACTAACGACTATCTAGAGGGAACCAGACATTTTTTAAATATTTTGAATGCAAAGCTTTTGACCTCTGAATTTAAGATGGTATATTACGATCTACAGGAAGATTCTGGAGAAATTACCAGATTTGATGTTTTATATGCACGTGTATATTCTCGTAAGAAGGATCCGCAACATGAACGAATAGAGTTAGTTAAAGTTTCGTTTGATATGAGTGATAATAAAGTCATGTTTTATTTTCCATATCCGGTCACCAACACAACTGACCGTGTACCCCATACTCCATATGGAATATTTTATCTGCTTAGACAAAAAATCTTAAATGATTATAAAGTAGAAGTTTCAAATAAGGACACAGAAACACAGGTTTTTGAAATTTATAAAAAGTACACAGAGAGCAATGAACAGGTATATGTACAACGGGTAGGTGATGCAGATACAGGTCTAACTGATAATTATTATCAGAACATGGTTAAAAATTTGCATGTTTCACCTTTAAAAAGCAAAGGTTCAGGATACATTGACAGAATAAAGCGGATTTTTGTAAGAGCTTTAGTCGATAGTGACTTTCAAAGTTTTGTAGAGCATATAAAAAAATCTACGGGATTTATTACAGGATTCATTTATCATGATGACTCTGGAAGTAGTATTACTGGGAAAAATGGAAGCGGAGCAAAATTAGACGACATCGAAATCGATCCACTTCAAGCGTCGAACACATATTTAGATACGCGTGATACAATTTATTCTAGCAATAAGTTATTTAGTGTTAGGGTCAAATTTAATCCCAAAAAAATAGATCTTACATTTTTGTACGATGTGAGAATCACAGCATACCATGATTTGCTTACTATTCACTTTATACAGAATTCTGTAGAGGATGCGAATAAAGAATATGTATTTCAACAGCTTAAATCAATTATATAAAGATTATAGTATTAAGTTTAAGAATAATAAAGTTTTAAAAGATGAACTAGATGATGGGGTGTATAAGTTAAATAGATGGGTGGTTTCTATTGCACCTAGATATAATCAAAATATAAATGTATTGGATTTTTCTAATTCTGAGCAGGTTAGGCTGGAAGTTGCTTTAAGAATTTTTGATGATGTAACTCGACTGGGAATGTTTGTAAAAGTTTATAGATATCGAGATGAATTTACTGGAGATGTAGTGGCTCAGGCTTACACTAAAGATAAAATTAGGGAATTGGGAAAAAATGGGAGACTAGTTAACGATATAACAGGAGAAGAAATACAGTTCGTTCCTGATCTTATTGAAAAATATTTCAAACTATCAGAGGATCCTAATGAAAGTTTTAACGATCAAGTGAGTAACTCTTCAGTAGTTAGTAAGAGTGAAGAGCCGTTGACTCCAAAGTATATTAAAGATCACGTAAAAGATTTTAAAATAATAGAAGGTGATACTGATTTTTGATTTTCAATTGATGATGCAATTAAGCTTAAAAATAATTACTGTTTCATTTAAAGATATCGATCCGGCTTGGGTGTCAGCATTGGTGTCAGTGATTGGGGTTCCTATTTCTGTCATAGTAATATGGTGGCAGTTACATAAAGGTTCTGTCGATAGAAAATATGATGCACGTACTTTTTTTGAGGTTATTTCAGTTACTCAACTCTCAAAAAAACGCATCATTCTGCATACGAATATGAAAAAGAAAATAAATAAGTATTTACAAAATGAGGATACACTTAAGGAATTGCGTTTTGTAGAGTTTAAAAATGTGGGTCAAAACATTGCTCAAAATGTTTTGATTGAGCTGTCTTGGAATTCAGGAAAGGAGTTTTTTTATAAAGCACTTTTGAAATCAGATGAAAGCTATATCATATTTCCAGATGTTTTGTTGGAAGGAAATGTACTTTTTAATAAAATTAATTTTTATTATTTGAGTAAATTAGGACAAGAATTATGTTTTACTTATGATATAAAAAAGAGAATGGGAACAACCAAAATTATTAGAAAATGTAAAGTGCCTGATGTTTCTCTAGTTAAAAGAGCGTCAAGTGCAATTGATGGTTGAGAAATAGTTAAACTCAAAAAATATTAATAACGGTAAAATTTGTAGTTTTAAAAAATTCCAACGACTATCAAGAGTAGCGTCCTTCGGGGCGTTTTTATTTTTCCCAAAATTAGGAGGTGGCCGGCATGGTCCAGATGGTAAACACAAAGTTTGGCCTTGTCAGCCACACAAAAATAGGCACCCCAGGGGGCGCCTATTTGGATTGATGAACTATTGACCAGGAATAGCAATGTAATCTGTATCATCATCTGGTGATTGTTTCTTCCACACACCATTAATTAAAAATATTTCGCATTGGCTAATGATTTCCTTATTTTTATCTTTGGATATGAATTCGATAATCGATGTGCAACCTTTTTCACGTAGACAAAGCGGAATGTTGTCGATTACTTTTATTTCAGTTGTTAATTCTTCCATATAGAAAAAACCTCCCTTAATATTGAATAATTTATCATCATAAGAATACCACTTTTTATGATTTTATAAAGTATGTAGAGATGACGTAATTATGGATACCTGTGTTGCAAAGGAAAACTGATGGTGCAAATTTATGATGTTGCTTAGACCATTAGCAACATAATGATTTTTCTAAATAGATAGAAGGAGGGATGCCCAATGTGGCAACGAAGTGTTAAAGATTTGATAGTGGGACTTACGGCGCTTGCTGTGGGTATTCTGATAGGGTGGTTGGCCTACTTATGGTAAAACGCAAACAAACACCCATGTATTGGCAAAATGGCTCATATGCGTCTAAAACAGGGCATAAAATTGAACGCGATTTGGACCCGTGGGTCAGAGAGCAGTATGCAAAGCATCACCCGCAAAAGAGTGGTGCTTTTTATGTTGAAGAAAGATTGGGAAAGGATGCCCAAAAGGTAAAAGCATCATCAGATGGAGACCAATAGTAATTACAAAACAAACACGGATTGGGAGGTGGTGAAAATGATTGCCAAGACGAAGAACACCGAAGCGGGATGAGGCCAAAAATATTTGGCGTGCATCAGGTAAAACAAAGGCTTTAAAAGACATTGCGGATGAACTGGGAGTCGCCGCTTCAACCGTACGAAAATGGAAATCCACTGACCGCTGGGATGATGAACTGAAAGGGGACGCTCCAATTGAAAAGGAGCGTTACGATTCATTGCGAAAAAACCAGAACGCAGTTGGCAACCATGGGGGCGCCGCCCCACCTCATAATCACAATGCGGTCACTCATGGCCTGTTCGCTAAGTGGCTCCCTGATGATACCAGCGATATTCTGCAGATTGTGGAGCAACAATCGCCGGCCGATATTATCTGGCAAAACATCACGCTGCAGTACACGGCAATTATCAGAGCACAGCAGATTATGTACGTTAACGATCACAATGATCTAAGCGATGAGATTTCTGGTTCAGGCATGGGGACAACCTACGACGTGCAGTATGCATGGGACAAACAGGCTACTTTTATGGCAGCACAGTCCCGAGCGATGGGTACGCTGGGCAATTTGATCAAGCAGTTCGTAGCGATTGCTGATGAAAACGACATCCGCCGCAAGCGCATCACGTTAATGGAGGCCCAAGTCGACAAGGCTAAAGCAGAAGTTGCCCAGCTTAAGCGTGACAGCGACCGTGATAACCTACCACTGCCGACATTTGTTGACGACGTACCGGTTGAGGACGAAGAGATTGGAGGAGATGCCGATGGTAACGACAGCTAAGCGACCGAAGATAAAGATTAAGTACCTGATTGGTCATGGCTACAATGAGTTTTGGCGTGACCGACACTTTTATCGCGTAGTCAAAGGTTCTCGTGGATCTAAGAAGTCTCGGACCACGGCGTTAAACTTCATCTACCGGATTATGAAGTATCCTTGGTCTAACCTACTAGTTGTCCGTCGGTACTCCAACACAAATCACGATTCAACTTACACAGTTTTAAAATGGGCGATTAACCGGCTTGGGGTTAGTCGTCTTTTCAAATGCAACGAGGGAAAACCGGAAATTACTTACCTGCCCACGGGGCAAAAGATTATTTTCCGAGGGTTGGATGATCCCTTGAAAGTTACTTCGGTTGATGTGGACACGGGTCTACTGTGCTGGGCCTGGTTCGAGGAGGCGTACGAAATCGAAAACTCGGATAAGTTCGAAACAGTTGTTGAATCTATTCGTGGGGGCCTAGATGACCCTTACGCTGATCACCAGTACGTGCCTGCTGACGAGTTAATCAAGCGGGAGAAGTGGAAGAAGGAGTTCTTCAAGCAAATCACGCTAACCTTTAACCCTTGGTCGGAACGGCATTGGTTGAAACCAATGTTCTTTGACCCGGAGACGCGTAAGCCAGATGTTTTTGCTCGTACAACCACCTTTAGGGTCAACGAGTGGCTTGATAAGCAAGACAGGCAAAGATACCTAGACTTGTATCGAACTAACCCTAGACGGGCTCAGATTGTCTGTGACGGCAACTGGGGAGTTGCTGAGGGACTTGTATTTGAAAACTGGGTTGTTGAAGACTTTGACGTCAATAAGGTAGTAGCAGAGTCGGATGGCGTGGGGCATGGAATGGACTTTGGTTTCACTCATGACCCCACGACCTTTGCTGAAGCTGCTATTAATCGCGAGACCAAGGATATCTGGATTTTTAAAGAGTTGTATCAGAAGGCCATGACGACACAGGACATCTTCGATTGGCTTGATGAGAACCATTACTTAAAGTCTGATATTGGGGCCGATTGTGCTGAACCCCGTTTGATTGATGAACTTCAGGCTAAAGGCGTGCGGCGTATGCATGCGTCGATTAAAGGCCCTGATTCAATCGACTATGGGATCAACTTCTTGCAGGGCTATCGAATTCACATCCTGCCTAGTTGTGTGCATGCGATTGAAGAGTTTAACACGTACGTTTTTGACCGTGATAAGGACGGAAATTGGTTGAATAAGCCGGTAGACGCCAACAACCATTTTATTGATGCACTCAGATACGGACTAGAAAAGTACATTATTCAATACGAATCACTAGAGAAGCGCTTCGGTGTTGTATAAGCAAGGAGGTGAGTGAATGAGCAAAGATATTGTAGGACTTGATGGTAATCCATTGATTATGGACTTTATGCAGACCAAGCAGGCACCAACGGCAGGGACACGACACCCAGACCCCTTCCGCATGCAGCGACCGGGGATGGGACACCATTTGGGCGACTACGAGTTGGAGCAACTTTATCGGGGTAATTCGATGGCCCGAAACATTGTGGACATTCCCGCTGAGGATATGACCCGTAATGGCTGGCATATCAAGATGGACGATAATGCCCTAGCAGCTAAGTATGAGGCACGATTAAATGAACTGAATGCTCAGAAGCGATTCAAGGACCTTTACCGATACTCACGGCTTTACCGAGCGGGGTATATTGCTATCAGTACGACCGAGAGCTGGAATTATGGACTTGAGGACCCTTTGAACCCAGACAGACTGTTGCGAATCCCATTTCTTACGGCGTTTAGCTCCAAGAAGGTCAACGAGACCAAGTTCGATGATGACGTCTTCTCACCAACTTACGGGCAAGCTCTAAGTTATCAGATCAACAACGGAACCGCTGACGTGCAAGGGTCAAATTATTATAGGGTACAGCAGGTAGATAAGTCACGTTTGCTTCGCCAACAAGAACTGCGGTTCGAAGATGAAACGGAAGGTATCTCGCTATTGGAGACCATTTACGACATCTTAATGACGATGGATACAGGGCTCTACTCGGTCGGTGAGATTCTTTACGACTACGTTTTCAAAGTCTTCAAGTCTCCATCGGTTGACGACACGAGCCCCGATAAGCTGTTGCAGGTCGGGGCGGCCGCTTCGTCCAAGTTTAGGACGGAGTCCACCGCGTTGATTAGTGACAAGGACGAATTGACCAAAGAATCAACCAACGTCGGTGGCATTGACAGCTTGCTTGATTTCTTGTGGGAATACCTTAGTGGCGCGGCCCGCATGCCCAAGTCGGTTCTTAAAGGCCAAGAGGCCGGGACACTGACTGGGGCACAGTATGATGTGATGAACTACTATAGCCGCATTGCTTCAGACCAAGAAAACAAGATGCGTCCCCAACTGGAATACTTGCTCAAGTTGCTTATGCGAGCCAGTGATGAGTGCGGAGGATCGCTAGACCCCGACACCGTTAACTGGTCCATCGAATTTAACCCGCTATGGTCGGTTGATTCGCAAACCGATTCACAGATTCGCCTAGCAAACGCTCAGGCTGACCAGATTTACATTCAGAATGGCGTGCAAGGACCCGAAGAGGTCCGAGAGGCGCGCTTTGGGTCTGGCGGTATGGACCCGGATGGTTCAGTTGACATGGACAGTATGAGTGATGATGAGCGCCGGGCGGTAGTTGAGGCTTATCGCAAAGAACATGGCGGTGATTAGCCATGAGAGTGCCACAAACGCGTTATCCACTAAGAATTGAGAAATCATACGCACATACGGTTGGAAAGGCTGTAAGCCGAGCTGAGGGTATCACACTGCTGCTACTTAAATCGGAGGCCAAGCCTGTAATAAACCGGGTAACCGTTAACGACTCGCTTTACAACGACGACATGATCGACTGGGTTGAGTCTCTGATCGAACGGCTAAAAGAATTGATCCTCGGTTCGTTCACTGATACCGACGCCCAGCAAATGGTTGAGCGGTTTATGTCGGCTATCAACACCAGTAATCGTGCCAACGTGGCGTCACAGATTCAATCTCACGAGCTAGTGAAACATTCGACATTGCTTTCTACTGGTAAGCCGGTAGTCTTGGCGATTAATCCAGTCGCAGGGGATGCGCAGCTTGACGGCTACGTCAAAGGTAAGATTGCCGAAAATGTCAGTTACATCAAGGGTATCCGCGATGATTATGCGACGAAGATTGAGCAGATTATCTACCGTGGCGTCACCAAGGGGCAGTCTTATGGTGAGATGGCGGAAGCAATCCGTCACCAAGGCAAGATTAGTCGCAATCGCGCCGCTTTCATTGCCCGGGACCAGTCCGGGACTATCTACAGTCAGATGACCCGTACTAGGCACCAAGCAGCTGGAATTAACCACTTTCAATGGCGTGGAATGATGGACGAGCGTGAACGTGCCAGTCATGTGGCACGTGAAGGCATTATCTACAACTACGACACGGCTGACTTACTCCCCGGAGAAGATTATGGGTGCCGTTGTACTGGTGATCCGGTTTTTGATGACGAATTAGATGATTCAGAAGAATAACGAAACGAAGGGAGGTGAAAGTATGGCAGATACAAATTCATCTAGTGCCGCAAGTACGCCAAGCTCTGCAGCACCTAGCTCTAAAATTGCTACTAGCATGTATGCTTCGAGTACGACACCAGCAGCACCAGCAACTGAGCCTAAGAGTACGGCCAAGACCGTGACCTTAAAAGAAGGCGACAAGCTATGGCGGGTTGCCACTGATGCTGGTATTTCACTGGACACACTTGTAAAGATTAATGGCTTGAAGAACTACTCGGTTAAGCCCGGTAAGGTTCTGCAATTGCCATAGGAGGTGATTGCATGAAATTTTATGATCGTGCTGAGCTTGGCAAGTATACTGAAACGCCTGAAGGTTATTTACACGGCGAGTTTCCGATTACGCGTCCCGGAGTCTTCCCGTATATGCGTAATGGTGGAAGTGTCTCCCAAGTGGCAAAGCTTCCGGATGAGGTATTTTCTAAGGAGACCATCGAATCTGCTAACAATAAGCCATTGACTAATGACCACCCAAACGTGGGTGTTGATGTGCGGAACTTCAAGGCATTATCTGTAGGGATGACCGACAGTGACGCCCACGTTGAAGACAATAAGCTGGTAGTTGGGGCAACCATTACGGACCCAGACATGATTGCTCAGGTTAAGTCGGGTAAGCGGGAACTTTCGATTGGCTTCAATGCTGACGTTCCTACAGAATCCGGGGAGTACGGCGGATCCCAGTATGACGCCGCTCAGCGCAACATCAAGATAAATCACATTGCTATCGTAGATAGAGGCCGCGCAGGTCATGGAATTTCAATTCATGACAGTGTGGCTTTTGTTATGGGCGATAACAACACGAATACAGGAGGAAAACACATGGCGAATTTAATCATTGATAGCCAACAATTCGAAGTGGACCAGCATGTTGCAGATGCCCACGACGACTTAAAGAAGCAAGTGGCCGCTAAAGAGGCTGAACTTGCAAAGCTAAAGAAGCAATTGAATGGGGCGAATGACGAAGCGGCAAGCTCTAAAAAGGAAGCCGATTCACTTAAGGGTGAACGGGATGCCTTAAAGACGCAACTCAAGGATGCTCAGGATAAGCAACTTGACCAAGACGCCTTAGACAAGCGCATTGACGCACGGCTTGCACTTCAGACTAGTGCGGCCCGTTTCGTCGGTGATAGCTTCGACTTCAAGGGGAAGACTGACCGGGAAGTTAAGGTGGCTGCCATTAAGACCACCAATGATTCCTTTGATGAAAAGGATAAGTCTGACGACTATATCAATGCATTCTACGATTCTGCGGTTTCCTTGGCAGATAAGAAAGGGTTCACTCACACGTTGGGTGGCCAAGGCGGGAATCAAAACGAAACTGACTCGGTAGATAAGCTCAAAGGCGACCGAGCCAACGCCTACAAGTAAAGGAGAGATAACTCATGGGATTAATTCCACGACCACAAATGTACATGGACCCCAACATTGGGTTGGGCAAGATTGCCGACATTCGGCATACAGAAGTTGACTCAGCAGTTGCTGCAGGAGTAGTAGCTGCCGGGGCCGCCGTTCAAATGAGTTCGGGGGCTGTTACAACCGTCAGTGACGGTAAGTTCTATGGCGTTGCAGTAGCCAAGGACTACGTCGATAACTTGGATGATTCGCCACAAACGTCTAAGTACAAGGTTAAGCAAATGGTTCCTGTTTTACGTAAGGGGACCATCAACGTTGCCATCACGGCCGATGTTACGGAAGGTCAACCAGCTGCTGTTGACGGAACGACTGGGAACTTCAAGCCAGCTGCAGATGCTGACACGATTGTAGGGACGTTCAAGACAGCGGGAAAGTTTGTTGCCGACGATGCCACTGCGGGCTCAACGGCACAACTTCAAATTAACTTGCCATAAGGAGGCGACAGTAGATGCCACAAGAATTAGCAATGATTGAAAATCGCGACTTAATCGCGATGGAAAAGACGGTGCTTAAGGCACCACAAGAAGAATTAATTGGTCGGTCACTGTTTCCAACCATTCCTGGGGTAAATCCAGGGGCAGAGACCTACGGATACAGTCTAATGACTCGGCACGGTGCTGCCAAGGTTATTGCCAACGGGGCCGATGACTTACCGATGGTCGACGAAGACGTTAAGCGAGCTTATCAGCCAATCTACACTATTGCCGCTGGTATTCACTTCACGTATCAGGAAGTATTTGCCGCTCAAATGGCCGGACAACCGCTTCAAACGGATAAAGCTGAAACGGTCCGCCGGGCAATCTCCGAAAAGGAAAATGACATCATCTTCAACGGGGAATCAAAGGTTGGTATCACCGGTCTGACAAACCTTGAAGGTATTCAGGCAATGAACGCTGACAAGAAGTTTTCAGAGTCGACCGGGGTAGAGATGCAAGAGACCTTGCGTAAGGCTAAGTCCTTAATTACTGTAATTCCAGGGTTCAATCAAGCACGGTTGAAGCTAGTTTTAGCACCAGCTCAGTATGAGTCCTTGAACTCACGCTACAGTGACTACGACTCTCGTACCATTCTGGAAGTCATCAAGGCCGCTGGCTGGTTTAGCTCCATCGAAACGACCTCCGCATTGGTAGGTAAGGGGTTGGATAACTCAGAATGTGCGATGATCTTTGATTCCACTTCACAAACCGGTGGTTTCTTGCTCCCTCGTGACGTCACGCAGTTCCCACAAGAAGCGCACTATCCTAACACGATTGTGCCTTATGATGAACGGACCGGTGGCCTGGTAATCAAGACGCCGTACGCCATCGTTAAGCTGTCAGGAATCTAAGGAGGACGCCATGTTAGTTAAAAATAAGGGTAAATTCATTCACAACGTTGGTGGGGTGCAACTGGTCCCCGGTTCTAACCAACTCACCAAGAAGCAATCCGAAGCATTCAACACGGCTATCAAGTCGAACAAGTTGAATGCTTTTTTAGTTGAAAAGGGCACCTTATCTGCTGTTGAAGGTAAAGGTGGCAAGGACGTGCAAAGCGTTACTGACATGACCCTTGACCAAGCGCTGCCTGAAATTGCTGACACCGTATCGGTTGAGACACTGACCAAGTGGTTAGCCGATGAACAACGCGGTGCCGGTCGTAAGAAGATGGTGGACACGTTGAAGGCTCGGATTGCTGAATTGAAGACCCCAGAAGACGAATAGAGGTGGTCTAAGTGGATGAAGCGGATAAGAGCACCATCCAGAACGTTCGGCTGATTCGGTCGGATTTATCGAAGGTCAGTGACGATACTATCCAACTTGCAATTGATGATGCTTGGACTGAAGTTCAGAGCCGGGGTTTCCCCACACAGTATCAAGAGCAAGCATGCCGTTATCTAGCAGCGAGTCTGATTAACCGCGAAGATGATCGCGTTTCCTTGAAACAAGTCGGAGATTTGAAGAAGCAATATTTCAAGGGTGTCAACGCTTGGGCCGACCGGTACAAATACTTGCTGAGCCAGTTTGGTGATGGCGGTTCCCTTAGGATTGTGGTGATTTGATGGAAGATTTCGACAGAATTCCAGACGTTGAGCGGGAGATGGCGGAGCTGAGTCATCTACAACTGCAGGTCGGGATATTTGGTGAGGACGGGTCGTTTATGCAAATGATTGCGTCCGCCAACGAGTATGGCGCTGATATTGAACCGAAAAACGGCAAATGGTTGACGATTCCCACCGAGAATGCGCCAAAGGGAGCCAAGGCACGAGATATTGAGGGACTTTTTCGACCTAAGGATAAAAATATTCTTGCTGTCAGTGATGGTAAAGGTGGACTTATCCCGATGTTCTATCTGGCAAAGAAAGTTCATATCCCAGAGCGATCCTTTATTCGGTCTACCTTTGACGAAAATGTTGATGATTGGGTTGAGTATCTTGTTGATCAAGTTATCGAGCTGGGGATGGGTGATAGCGGTATTACAGCTAGAAAAATCATGGAATCTTTAGGTAATCGCATTCAACGGAGTATCGTGCAAAAAATACGCTCCATTGAATCACCTGCCAATTCTCCCATAACTATTGCTCGTAAAGGTTCTAACTCACCACTGGAAGATACAGGTCATCTTATTGATGCTGTGAGATATAAGGTGGTGAACGTCTGATGTATGAAGAGTTTGCCGACATGCTAGTGGAATTTGGAATACCGATTCTTGTGTATCTGCCTGCTGATGGCGAGGGCGGTCATTTGGAACACGGAACTTGGGTTAAGGACCCTGAATCGCCACCAGTTGAGGTCAGTGAGCCACTGGTGGTGCCATCCAAGACATCACTGTACAGCATGGAGGTTCAGCATAATGCGGGTGGGGAAACGCAGTCTTATGATGCCGTTTGGTATTCAACGATGGAGGTACCTGAGGGAACAGTTGTTGAAAACAAGCGAACCGGTCGAAAATACGTTGTTGACCACGAGCGGGATTATACGGATTACTCTGACGTGCACGAGTACGACCTGAAGGGGGTAAGTAACCATGACTGACGGTTCTTTTGAGTATGGAGAACTAGCCGATGTTCTAATAGATGAAGTTAAGTCTTTAGTGGGATGTGACCTAGTTGAGCAGGATTTTTCTGGGCCGCAACGCGCTTACCCTTTCTTCACTTATAAGATCACTACGCCTTACATCAAGGACATGGAGCAAATGAATAACGGCGAGATGTTCGATTTGACGGTCTCAATGACTTGCTGTAGTGACAACAGCATTAAGGCTCAAGACCTCGCTATGAAGCTCTTTAAGAATCTCAAATCTGATAACGTGCGTCGCAAACTTCGAACGGATCACGATATCGTCATTGCCGATGTTGATTCTTTCGACAACCGAAGCGTTTTTCAGTCCGTCAATTATGAACGGCGCGTTGGGTTTGATTTACACCTTCGAGTAGTGGATGGCTTCCATGAAGATATTCCAACCATCGATAAGATTAACTTAGACAATACAAATTAAGGAGGTAGCTAAATGACTGTAGCTACGAAGATTGGTGACATCACTGTTACGATCGATGTCAACCACCCGGTAATCCCTGTTGGCTTAGGGGTCCCGGGACTTTTTATTAAAGGTGATACCCAGAAGGACCAAGTGTATTCAAGCTTGGACGCCTTAGCAGCTGACTACGCGGAAGGCACTGACATCTATAAGGTGGCATCAGCATACTACGCACAGCCAAATGCAGGAACCACGATTGAAGTGATCACCTACACAGCGTCCACGACTGATGCTAACACGAAGTCAACGACTGGTGGGATTTCTGCGGCCGCTGCCGCTTACTTCTTTAGCGTCTGGCATTTCGCCGTTGTTATCGGTGACAATAACGCAGATCAGTTGGAACTGAGCAACTACATCGAAGAACAGAACTTTAAGTTCTTAGTTGCGGAGTTCACCACGCCGGACGCAGCGAAGGCTTACACCAATAAGCGGACCATTAACCTCATTCATAAGGCCACGACGGATAACTTTCCAGTGGCCTTTTTAGGTCGAGTAGCTAACCAGACAGTCGGCTCTGTGACGTGGAAAGGTAAGGGCGATTTAGTGGGCGTTGAAACTGACGACTTATCTTATCCCGAGTATGCAGCAATTGAGGCGGCTCATGGTATTTGCTATGTAGTCAAGGGAAAAAAGGCCGTTAGCTCTAACGGATGGACAGCTTCAGGAGACTGGATCGATGTTTTGCATGGCAGTGATTGGGTCAAGGTCAATATTGAGTCAGCGCTCCAAGACTTGTTGAACACGCAAGATAAGATCACTTTCGATGATCTTGGATTTGCTCAACTCCAAGCAGTTGTTGAGAAGGTTCTCTCTACGGCCTATGCCAACGGGATTATTGCTTACAATGCCGCAACTAAGGCAGCGGACTATTCAGTTACGGCTGATAAGTATGCCGACCTGTCTGTTGAGGACATCAAGAACCGTCAATACAACGGGATTCACTGGTCTTACACGCCTGCGGATGCTGTGCATGGCATGAAGGTCGGCGGGACTCTCGATTTTCCATACTAAAGGGGTGATAAATAATGGCTAAATGGAATTACGATGCAACTGATGTCAAGGTCATTGCTGATAATGAACCGATGTACGGGTATCAGCCCGGCGATATGGTCTCCGGTGAACGAGCCAACAACTCTGAAGATTATGATGTTGATGCTCAAGGCTGGGGTGTTTTTAGTACAAACAATGACATTCATGGAACTATCACGATTAACCTGTCTGCTGGCTCACCAGCGAACCTTAAGTTGATGGCTCTCGCTAATGCCCATAAAGAATTTACATTGAGTGTTACGACGCCACACGAACGGGTTTACTCGAATCAGGCCAAAATCCAAAAGGTACCATCATTTGGTGCGGGGACCAAGACCGGCGTTAAAGCATGGGTAATCTTGTGCATTGACTACAACGATGAAATGAACGAATAAAACTAGACGCTTAGGGTTCGACTCCCTGAGCGTTTTTTGTACCAAAAATTTATGTAAAGGGTGATTACAAATGACTGTAGCAAAGAAAACTGTATCGCAAGACACTAAGGCAACTAATGAGGTAGCGAAGGCGCGGCAAAAACGTGATGAAGTAGAACGGATGCCACTCAAGCGGATGGGTAAGACCGAAACTATTACGGTCGATGATTACGATGGTCCCAAAGACTACACGTTCTTTTTCCCTGGTTTAAAGAAGGCCCATAACCTCGTAGACTTTGCGCGCATGGGGAACGGAGTTATTGATAGTACCACGTACAATGAAGGCCTTATGAAAACGGTAATTGTGGAACCTAAGACGGATTGGAATTACTGGGATGAACATGATGGCTATGGCAAGGTCATGGACGAAGCTGATCGGTTTCTTGGCGAGTGGCTGCGCAAGTAATCGAAAAGGAATGCAGTTGGAGCTTGCCTATCGGAATAATCGGCAGTATGAGTGGCCGGTTGAGATGGGGATTGCTACGCGCGAAGAGGTTGAGTTGGCGACCTTTGATGAACTAGAAATGTTTAACTATCAAGCTGATAAAAAGTTTGAGTTGATGCAAGGATTGAATCCCGAAGAATAGTGAGGTGAAAAAGTATGGCAATCAAGCACACGACAATCGATATTGATTGGAAAGTGGATGATAGTGGGCTACGGTCTGCAGAAGGTAGCGTCAAAACACTAGAAACGGCAACGAAGTCGGCAACAACGGCAAGTGCCAGTTTCTCAGCCAGTCAACGAACTTCAGCAGCGGCCCAGCGAGAGTCTACGTCAGCTGCCAAGTCTTATACCGAGGCCCAACGCAATTCTGGACGACAGGATCGAGAGTCTGCGCAAGATAGGGCCAAGCTTAAAGAGCAGGTCAAGGAATACGAGACGGCTCTTAAATCCTCTCAACGTACTATTGAGCTAACCAAAAAGGCTGACGCTTCCTATACGGAGATGCTGAAGGTCCAAGGCCATGCACATGCTGCCAACAGTGACCATATTCGGTCACTGCGTGGTACATACGCGAGTCTACAGACTCAGTACGGCAAAGAGGTAACTCAGCTTCAGCGTGTAAAGACAGCTAGTGGCTCAACTTCAGAGGCCTATCAGGCACAGCGAAAGCGTGTTAATGATCTAGGCCTACAGATGGCTGAGACTTCTAACGAACTCAACGGATTCAATCGAGCCCAGAAGTCCATGAAGACGGCGTCTGAGTCTGCTAACCGTGTTTATGATAAGACCAAGGCATTGAGCCTAGGTGTTGGCGCCGCGTTTGTCTATGGCGCTAAGAAGGCCATTGAGCTTCAGCATGAGTACAAGGTCACCAATAACTTGCTGACGACTGGTGGTGAGAGTGCCAGAACTTCACTGAAGGCCACTAAGCAAATGCAGGCTGACGGCGCTAAATATTCTATCCAGTATGGCAAGTCCCAAAAGTCGATTGCTGAGGGGTATCAAGAGCTAACCAAGCGTGGTTACACCTCTGAGCAGTCTCTTGGTTCTATGAAGTCCATGCTAAAGGCATCTGTAGCTTCTGGGGACAGTTTCTCAGACGTTGTGCATGACTCAACAGCAGCCTTAGAGTCCTTTGGGATGCGGGCAAATTCAACTTCTGGCATGATCCGAAACACTAAAAAGGTCACCAATGAGATGGCATATGCCGCCGATTTGACGGCGACGGACTTCCATTCGATGGGGATTGCTCTTAGTTATTCTGGTGTCAACGCTAAGCAAGCTGGATTAAGTCTGTCCGAAACTGCCAGTGCAATCGGTATTTTATCTAACAATGGTCTTGAAGCTGATAAAGCTGGGACTGGGTTACGTAAGACGCTGACCAGTTTACAGTCGCCTTCAAAAGCAGCACAAGGTGCGCTTGATAAATTAGGACTTTCAACCAAAGATTTCACCAAGAAAAATGGTGATATGAAGTCTATGGCTGACACGTTTAGCCTAATTCAAAAGCATAGTGCCAAGCTAGGAGCAACGGAAAAAGCTTCCGTATTTCATAATCTGTTTGGGGCAACAGGGCAACAAGCTGGAGCCATCTTAGCTGAGAATGCTGATCAGCTTGGCAAGTTAAACGAGAAGGTCAAGGATTCAGCTAAGAATGACTATACCGGCAAACTGTCGGCCAAAAACATGCAGTCTGCTCAGAACCAAATCAACAAATTTAAGCAGGCTGCGTCAGGATTAGCTATCACTTTTGCACAAACGGTCCTTCCTTCGATTACTAAGCTGGCAATTGGTATGGGTGGCTTGCTGGAGAAGTTCGGCAAACTCGATAAGTCACAAAAGACCATGCTGACGTGGACTGCCATAACGGTTGCTGCATTGGCACCGGCAGCGAAAGTTGTTAGTGTTATCACAACGCTAGGTAGCGCGGCTATCAAGACGGCCAAACTCATTAAAGGATTGGCTGTATCTCAAGATGTATTAGCTGCGTCCTCAACAGCATTGGCAGAATCCGAAGGAGCGGCTAGTGCCGCAAGCTCGGTCTCTTCGGCAACTACCGGCAAAGTTGGGAAACTATCTGCTTCTAGTTTAGTCTCTAAACTTGCTTATGCTGGTATTGGTTTAAGTGTTGGTAGCGATGTTGTTAAAGCAATTCATTCTGGTGTTGATAGCAAGCAAGGCGGCAAGGAGTTATGGCACGGCGCTGGTTCCGCAGTCGGCGGTGGAGTTGCGGCCGCTCTAAGTGGTGGAAATCCACTTGTTGCCACAATTGGTGCAGCTGTTGGTGGGGCCATAGGCAATGCAATTGCTGATAGTCCCATTGTTAAACAAGTAAATAAGACAGAACACAAAAATATTCATAGTTACGATGCCAGCGCTAAAAAGAGTGGCTCAGCGAGTCACCAAACGCTACGAACTAATCCTTACGGTTCCGGTGCTGGTAATGATATTTCTGGCTTATCTGTGGGTAGTTTTAAGAAAAAGGACACAAAAAGTCCGTACGATAAATTACCTAGTTACGCTAAGAAAGCCATGGCTGATGTTAGCCAGACATTCAACCAAGGTCGCGCCCGATTAATTCAGGCAACTGAATCTGGGAGTAAGTCAGAGTCCAAGTCCCTACTAGCTCAAAATGCTAAGACCTACTCAGGGCTTAGCAAGAGCGTTAAGGAATATGGCCGTACTCGTGTTCGCGAATCTGCTAGTAGCTTAGACACACTCGTGAAAAACGGGTTAATGACTAAGAAACAAGAGAAGTCGATTCTTGATAGCGAGCAAAAGTCCAATTCAAAGCGCGAAGCTTCAGCAAAAAAGGCCATATCCGAAGTTACGAAATCTGAGGCTAACGGTGGTAAGGGTCGTCAAAGGGCCGTTGCCAACGCTAATGCCAAAATTGCTTCACTGATGTCTCAAGGCAGTGCTAAGCAGAAGGTTATTCTGGGAAAGCTCAGCGACAGTACCAAAAAACTGTCTGCTAAGCAGGGAGCTGCAGTAGTTCAATCATCGTACAAGGCCATGCGGAGTACGATAAAAAATGCTAACACCACCTATACCAAGTCTAAATCGGCAGCAGATAATAAGTACAAAGCCGTTATGTCGGCGGCCGATCATGAACGGTATGTCACGGGGACCCTATCTAAGAAGCAGTATGAGGCTATCAAGGAAAAGGCCGAAAAAACACGTGACAAATCAGTTGGTGCTGCCAAAGATCGTCGTGATAAGACTGTTGCTGCCGCACAGGATGAGCACGAGAAGGTCGTTCGCGAAGCACGTGCTCAGACCAAAGGACACTTGAAACAAGTTGACCAAGAGACCGGACAGGCTGTTGGGCTATTTCAGTCAATGGTGGACAGTATTAATTCAATTCTCACGGGAATTAAATGGCCTGATATGGACCATCTAACATCCAATGAGATTGACAAGGTAAGTAAGAGTACCGCCAAAGGTGCAGCAGCACAGAATAAGACACTTAGAAATATGGATGCCGGGAAGAAACATCCGGCAGCTACCAAGTCTAAGGCTACTTTCCGTACTGCGCCTAAGCTAAATACCGGCTTTGCTGTTGGTGGATCAATCCGTAAGACCGGTATGGCAATGGTTGGGGAAAATGGCTCCGAGGTCTTACAACGCGGGAAGCAATTCAGCGTTGTGGGTGCTAAGGGTGCGCAACTTCTACAGGTACGGTCAGGTGATCGTATCTACAACCACGCAGATGTTACCAAGATGGTGCGAGGTTCCTTTGGACAACGACTCCCTAACTTTGCTGCTGGCACGACCCAGTTAACTAGCTTTGCAGCTGGTAGTGGGGCCGCTATGCCAGGGCTGAGCAAGAAGACCTCTAAGGACTCAATTTCGGAATCCAAAAAGATGTCGAAATCAGTCACTAAGAACTACGGTGACATGTCTAAGAAGTCTTCTTCGTCGCTGAAACAGCTCAACAAGAAAAACGCCTCATTGTGGCATGATACTCGCACTGATGCGGAATCTGAGACCACTAAACTGCATAAGCGGGTGGTCAAGAAGTTTAACGACGTCAAAGATGATACAGTCACCTCACTGAAGTCGATGCACAAGCAGTTTAACAGCGTCACAACGGACCTAGTTAGCGATTTTGGGTCCATTTTTGGCAAGTTAAAAGGTCAAGCCCATGACGGGATGGCCGGTGCAATTTCATCGATGAATTCCGGTATCAGCAGTATCGATACCACACTGGCTCAGTTTGGTGGGAACAAGTCTGTTTTGAAGCCAATTCACTACGCGACCGGGTCTAAGGGCCCAATCGCTAGTGACCAACTGGCCGTTCTTAACGACGCAACAAGTGGCCCTCGACAAGAACTAGTGGCCCGTGGCAGTCAACTTTTGAAGCCTATTGGTAAGGATGTCATTACGCCCCTGAAAAAGGGTGATGAAGTCTTCAACGGATCACAGGTTGAGAAGGCCAAACCATACTTGCCACACTTCAAGAAAGGTACTGGTGCGTCTGATGATAAGCTGATTAGTCTGGCTTCTAAGAATCATAAGAACCCAGATGCTGCTTGGAAACGTGACTTTGATGGCAAGACAGCTAATCCTAAGGGGTCCGACCTGCAACGTGGGTTGACCACTACAGTCAAGGGCGCGACAGATTCTGTCGGCCCTAATTGGTACAAGGCTGGATGGAACGTCATCAATGATGCAATTAATAGCGGCAGCGGGGCCGGTGGTAACTGGGCGCACTCACCAGGGCTTGCTAAAACTGATGGATTTAATTCCGCACGAGGAAGCGGACTGCATGATGGAAATGACTTTTCCGGTGCAGTTGGTTCGGCAATTCATGCCGTGCATGGTGGAAAAGTTATTCGTGTCGGGTATCCGCCTTCTGGTTGGGGAGCCGTTGGTCATTCAATCGTTGTCAAATCGGATGATGGATACGAAGAGATTTACCAAGAATACGGGATGGCAAAGAATGCAAAGGTTAGTGTCGGAGATACCGTAAGGACTGGTCAAACAGTCGCAACATTAGGCCATAACAATGTTGGCACACCGCCTCACGTCCATATTGGTGTATCTAAAGGCTCTGTCTGGAATCACGGTGGTATGAGCCACAATGGGTGGTACGATGTCACCAAGATGCATGGCAAGAGCTCTGGCGTGGAGAAGAGTAAGTCTAAGGATACTGGCGTTGAAAAGCTCTTCAAGCGTGAGATTGGCAAGTCAGCGTTGGCTTGGATTTCTAAGAACCTTCAAAATGACTCGGCTGGCGGTTTAATGGGAAACCCCGGAGGGTCTGGAGTTAAACGCTGGAAGTCAGCAGTCGAGAAGGCTCTTAGAGCCAATAGCCTTTCAGCTACGGATTGGCGTGTAAATGATATGCTGCGGCTTATCAGTCGTGAGTCAGGCGGCAACCCAACCACTGTAAACAACTGGGATAGCAATGCCAAGGCCGGTAATCCTTCTAAAGGTCTGACCCAAACGACACTATCAACCTTTAAGGCAAATGCTTTTAAGGGGCATACCAACATCTTGAATGGGTATGACAACATACTAGCTTCCATTCGATATATTAAACGCCGTTATGGTTCTGGACGGGCCGCCTTTGAGCGTGTTGCGGCAAGTGCTTATGCCAAGGGTGGTCGTCCGAAGGTTGGCGAGTGGTCAATTGTTGGTGAGAAGGGGCCAGAACTCTTCAAGCCAGACTCAGCTGGGACCATTTATCCGCACGAGAAATCGAAGCAGATTGCGAACCAATCGATTTATTCAACTTCCCGTAATGGCAGTAAACCCAAGATTGATTTTCACCCAACGATCCATGTCAATATAACTGGTGACGCCAGCAGAAATATCACGAAGCAACAAGTTATGAAGTGGGTCAAGGAAGCGATGGGTGAAAGCTTTGAACAGCTACAAGACCTGTTAGGAGGAGCATAATGGTAAAACCTGTATACAAGCGAACTCGGGATGGGACTTCCGAGTTTTTTGGTGCATACATGCACGAGTACGGAAAAAATAAGATGTCTCAACGAATCGGGATTCATGCCAAGACTGAGGATGATGATTCTGCTTCAGAGGTAACTCAGTATGCAATTGAAAAGGGCGAACCTATCACCGATCATTCAAGGCCAACAAGTAAGACAATCACCCTTTCAATCTTGATTCAAGAAGATACGATGGCTAAGGCTAATAAGGTTTGGTCCAAGCTGAATAAGTGGCGATTCGATGGCACCCAAGTTGTTTTCAAGGGTGCCGTCGTTTACTACAAACATCTTCAGATTGAGGACTTAACCCGTCATGGCGAAAAGTACACCTCTACCATTGAGGCAACAATGAGCCTCAAGTTTGTACATTTTGCTAAGACTTCCCGAATCAAGAAAAAGGGGAAGAAAAATAATGGTAGCAAGAAGCGAACGGGAAGCACCAAGTCTGAACAGACCAAGGGTACTTATCGCAAGACTAAAGCCGGGGACACCTACTGGGGTTTCCATCAAAGCTTTGGAACATCGATTGCGATGTTGCGTAAGTGGAACAAATATCCGGATCGCAAGATACCTATTGGTGTTCGGGTTAGAGTTAAGTGAGGTGAGTGGTGATGTCGCAACGTGACTATATTCCGATAAATGTTGATGATCTCCCAGAGATTTTTGAAATTGAATTAGCAGATGTCACCTTCAACTTTGGAGTTTCCTACAACGCTGTTGGTGATTTTTTTACGGTCGATTTATACGACGAGGACCTCAACCCAATCATTTTGGGTGAAAAATTGGTGTTGAATCACCGACTATGGGCCTATGTCAATGATGACCGACTGCCAGCGGTTGACTTGGTACCAATGGATGAGTCTGGACAAGCCACAGCCGTCAATGCTGAGACTTTTGGGCGGACAGTGTTCTTGATGATCGATGATATTGACCCAACAGATGATCTTAGTAGTGATGATTATGTTGGAATTGGCGAAGATGGAGGTGATGATGATGGCGGCTAAGTATCAAGTGGATCGGCGAGTCAAGTTGGTGCTGGATACAGGTAAGGAAAAAGTAACTCTTGAAAACCTAAACCGACTGAACCACTTACTGGAGATTCAGTTTAGTGTGCCATTTTCTAGTGAGCCTACACCAGATGTTGCGACAGTGACCATCATGAACCTGTCTAAGAAGACACGGGCTCTTTTTAAAAAAGGAGAGCACGTCACACTTTACGCAGGATATAAAGGTGATGTTGGAGTTCTGACGGAGGGTAACATCAACAAAATTCCGCCTCTGCTATGGTCCGGTGTTGACTCGCAGTTCAGCTTTACCTTCATCCAGGGCGCCGACTACTCAAAAAAGAAAGATGTTTCAATCACCTTTAAGAAACAATCGGATGCTGAACAAGTTATCAAGACGATTGCCAAAAAGTCAGGCATTCCGCTGAAATCCATCAAGCTACAGATTCCAAAGAAATTTAAAAAGGGCTATACAGCTGATGGTCAGCCGTTGGAACTGATTGAGTCTATCGCTAAGAAGTGTGGTTCTGTTCTCCGAATTGTGCGTGGAAAATACTGTGTAGTCTATGACACCAGTGCCAGTGACTTGCAGAAAATTGTACGGACACGGCGTACTGCAGTCCGGTCGGCTCATAACCACTATCTGACCAAGTTGAAACAGCAGGGGACGGCAGCTAAGTATCGGTCGTCTACGACAGCTACAATCTCTAAGGATCGAGAGCTTTACAAGAAAAATTTGTCTGCCGCTCAGGGACGGATGAAGAAGGCTAAGACTAAGAGTGGTAAAGAGGCGGCTAAAAAAGCAATCGCGCACTGGCAAAAGCGTATCAGTGAGGTTGGAAGCTTGAAATCTCACAAGAATGCCGTTGAGTCATACACCAACCGGACCAAAGAGGTCAAGGATGCCAAGGATGCATGGATCGACGCTAAAAAGTTGCTGGCTAAGGCTGAAAAAGCTTTACGAAAAGCCGGAGGGGCCAAGAAAAATAGCACGGCAACTAAGCCTGCTGAGTTCTTACTCTCAAACGAAACCGGACTCACTGATGAGCCTGCCTACAGTGAAGATGACGATGGTGAATCTTGGAGCTTTAGTTGTCTACTGCAGCATCGAATAACGACTGATGCGGTGATCAAGGTTAAGAGTCGAAATCTTAATCGTACGATGGTCGTCGATAACGGTGAGCACGCTTATGATGGGTCGTCCTTCCTAACAACGGGGGTGCTAAAGTAATGGCCAATAGAAGACCGGAATTAAAGTTTTTTCGTTTCTTCGCACGAAAGGTAAAGCGTGAGACACATGTCCACCTACTTTGCCGAGTAGTTTCGGTAGAGCCGGATCATACCTGCACTGTGCAACCACAAGACCTTGCGTCTGATGGCGATAAGCGAGGGATGATTCTGAGTGTACGAATTCCTAAACATGCTCGAGACGATGTGAAAAAGGACGTCAGCGTTAGCGTGGGCTTCTTTGATCGTGACGTTTCAGAAGCAGATGTAGGCGATACAGGGGATATTTCAAACGCTTCAGACCGTTTGCATAGCTTGAACGATGCTTTTATCGAGGCGGTGTTTTAATGGAACTACGAGATTTAAAACAAGATGAGAACGGCGATTTAGTCATCGAAAATGGTGAAATGCAGACGGTTACTGGTAAAGAGGAGTTGGCTCAAGGAATTCGCACCATCATCAGTAATCAGCTGGGGGACGCACCACTAGAACCCGATTTGGGAATGGACTATGAAAATCTTATCGGTGAAGACTTTAATGAAGCCTTTGCCCAAGCTGATTTTGAGGATGCAATTTTGGAGCAGGAACCCCGAGTGGTAGCCATCACAGATACCACTTTTAATTTGGACCATAAAACGCGAATTTTGTCAGTAAATTTGAAAATGACCGTTGATATGAACCAAACAGGTATTGAAGATGATCAAGAGGAAATAGAACAGGAGGTGACGATTGATGGCGAAAACTGATGCTGAGTACGGACTAACGCCGCAAGGTTATGTAGCGGAGCCAGAGGATGCAATTCAAATTGACCTATTTGAGCTTGCTGGTAGTCTGATGGGTTCTAATATCGGAACGGCTGAAAAGTCTATCTTAGGTAGTTTTATCCGTATCGTGGCTCACCGACTGGCTAAGTACGAGCAAACTATCGGGAACGTTTGGGACTCGTGGTTTTTCGATACCGCAACAGGGATTACCTTAGACAAGGTTGTTGCCTTATTAGGACTAACCCGAAATAAATCACAACCAGCTTACGTGTCTTTATCTTTTACCGGAAAAGCAGGAACAGTGATTGATGCTGATGAGATGTTTGAAACGGAAGATGGACAAACCTTCATACTTGAAGATGCAGTTATTTTGGATGCCGATGGCAATGGTTCCGGCATTGCTGTCTCGATGGATGAGTCAGCTGATGCGAATGTCGCAGCAGGTACGATTACTAAGCAAACCATGCCAGTTGAAGAGATCACTTCGGTCACTAATCCGGTGGCAGCGACTGGTGGTATGACTACCGAGGATGATGAGACTTTTAAGAACCGGGTAAAAGTCTTCGAAGAATCACTGTCGGGGGCTACTCGTGACGGAATCAAATCATCAGTGGCTAACGTAGCCGGGGTCGATCAAGTAGAGGTTAACGTCAATGACACCAATGAAGTCGCTGAAAATAGTGACCCGCCAAAGTCAATTCACGTCTATGCTTCAGGCGGTATCGATGGTGATGTAGCCCAAGCCATTAGCGATACTCTTGCTGGCGGGACTCAGACAGTAGGGTCAACGGTTTGCAAGGTGTTGGACCGCGGCGGGCACCCGCAAGAGATTCACTTTGACCGTCCAACAGGCGTGCCAATCTTTATGACGGTCACACTTGATACTGATAGTACCTTATTTGAGACAGATGGAATTGACCAAATTAAAACCAACATCAAAACGTATCTTAACTCTCTAACGATGGGAGATAAGGTGCGTTTTACTTATCTCTACACTTTGGTTTATGGCGTTGTCGGTGTAACCGATGCGGAGATCAAAATCGGGCGTTCAAGCAACACTTTAGCAGCGTCCGACATCCAGTTGGAAACCTTTGAGTCAGCAGCCTATGTTTCGGACGACATCGAGGTGGTAACTAATGCAGATTGATCCCACGATTAAGGACTTACCATCATCTTTTGATCGGTCTACTGGATCAAATAACTGGAAGTTGATGCAGCTAGCCGAACAGCCGATAAATGCGGGTGAAAAGCGACTAGATATGCTGTTGAAAATGCGGTCACTAGACACTGCTGAGGGCGGATTCCTAGACAGAATAGGTAACCTCATTGGAGTTTATCGAGGACAGATGGATGACGATTTCTATCGGCGAATGATTTACGCACGTCTTGCGCGACGTCATACCGATGGGACCATCAACCAGATTTATGATGTCGTCTCGGTAATCCTATCTGCGGACCCACACGAATTTTGGGTACGCCCACTTTGGAACGTAACTGGTGAACCGATGGCAATTGAGGTCTTGAATGTCCCGGCAATCTATGTTGACTCACAGGAGAAGGAAGCAATGTTGCTTGACCAGGTCCGGGCATCCGTTGCGGCTCCAACCAGAGTAGCTTCGATCCAGTTCCAAACGACAGTCAAAAGTAATCTCTATATGGCCTCTTATACTATGGTTCACCAGACAATTCATACAACAATGAACGTCGCACAGGACCGCCATATCTCGATGCAAGGCGATGCAGGACTAGCTAGTGTCACCAAAATTAGACAAACAATTAAAGCAAAGGAGGGGTAATAGTGGCAAGTAATGACGAACAGAGAAGTGCAACGACTATCATCACGACTGCCGCCCAGTCAATAGCCGCACGGCTTATCGCCAATGAGACGACGGCAAAATTTACCAAAGCAGAAATCAGTACCACTAATCTTTTTAATCAATCGGTTACCGAGTTACAAGTCCTGACGTCTCTGGATAATGTACAGCAGACAGCTGACATTAATACGGTGACAGTCATCAATGACAATACTGTCAATGTCAATGTTGCAATCGACCAAACCAAAGCACCTAATAATTACCAGATGAATTCAGTTGGGCTTTTCGCAGTTGATGGTGATGGTAAGGAAGTGCTGTACAGTGTCACCGTGCTAAAGGACCCAGTCTATATCCATCAAGATGCAATGGGGTCTGCATTAGGAATTGATCTGGAAACAGTTGTTGGTCAGGCAAGTAACGTCGAAATATCAGTTAACCCAGCTGGCGCCGTTACTAACGAAATCCTAAAAGCAGCATTGGCCGATTACGTCAAAGCTGACGATAGTACGGTTGTGCACACGGCGGATATGCGCAAACCAGCCAATCAAGTTGCCAGCATTGATGAGGTTAACACTAAACAAGATAAAATTGGTTACACACCTGCTGACGATAGTACGGTTGTTCACACCGCCGATATGCGTAAACCAGCCAGTGATGTTGTTGGTCTTGAAGATATTACGCAAACAGCTTTACCTGATGGTACTGATTTCTATACATTGATTAATACGGATGGAAGGCCATTGCAGTACTTTGCTTCTAGTTACACGCATGCTCAAACTATGATAAACAAGCCTGCATCGGTGTTAAGTACTTTTATACTAATTACAAGTTCGGTTAATAACCGTACCACTACTACTTATAATTACACTTTTTTAAATTTGAGAAATGTATCTACAGGAGATTCATACGAAGCACTTATTAACACAGATGGAACAGGAAAAATTGTAGTAACACGGCCATGGCATAAACTTGCTGACGATTCCAAAGTAGCTCACCTATCTGGAGCAAACAACTTTGACACCATCCCAACGGTCAACAATAATCCGTTGCTACTCGCAAGCAGTTTACCGTCTGATTTAGCGCGAACAGGACAAGATGCCAACTTTACCGCAAAACTCCAGCAGAATGGTCAAGATGTTGCGCTTGCCAATAATACGATTGCCCGCAACCCTAACACTGGGGTTGTTTCTACACCTACTGACTTCACCAAGCTTACTGTGAACGGAGGTAAATCAGTCGCTACCAGCGACGATTTGAAAAGCCTTGAAGACAGCGCTTGGCGTAGATTAGACTTTGACCAGTCGTGTAATCTTAACGGTTTACTCAGCAGCTCACACATGATTTATCAGATTCACCCCGCTGAAAAATATCTATCTTTATTTTATCTGGGAGAGGCTTCGTCTAAATCTATGGTCACATTCGATGGTAGCCTGCCAATCATGGACTTAAAGACAGTAGTTAAAGGAATTGAAAGTCTCGATTTTTATGCGGGAAAAATGGATATTGGTGACGGCTACGGAGGTGCTGCAGAATTCATGGTGAGTGGAACCAAAATTACAGTCACCTCAGGCCATAGCTCATTAGCTCTGTCATCTTCATCCGCTACGATAAGAGGGCTAAAACATGCTGACTGTCGAATATACTACAGTGAGTTAATTTGATCAAAGATTAAGGAGGAACAAAAAAATGCCAATTTATTACGTAAAACCAGATTCAGATAACCAGTTCCCGGATAAAGATACGACACCCGCGCTTGAACAGGCGGACGGCTTACGGGCAGTCAATATCCCGACTACCTCGATTCAATACTTCACTCGCTACTGGTGGATGTACGCATTCAAGAGTGATGATTCGCAAGAAGTCACGGCTCCGGGTAACCTACCCAATTTGGATATTGATTACCTGCAAGGATTGATTGACCAGCAAGGCGAACAAGCCGAAAAGCGGGATAAAACCATCGAAGGCTTGCAAACAGCATTGGGAAGTGCCACAAAGGCTCAAGTAGAAGCTCAGCAACAGTTTGTCACTACGCAAGAGCAATTTCAAAAGCAATTCGGTAGTCTTTCGCAACAAATAGTAGCTGTTCAGAAACAGCTTGCAACTAAGGCAGAATAGGAGGAGTTATCATGGGAAACAATCCATTTTCAGCACCAAACATTGAAGATGCTAAGTTGTATGCTTCATGGGGCCTAGACATTAGCTACATGGTCAACTGGTGCATCACACCAGAACAGTACAAAGAACTTACAGGTAAGGATTACACGGCACCGACAACGGATACTACCACCGCCTAGGTGCTTTTTTGATGGAAGAAGGAATTTATATGTATCATCCAATTCGAGATAATCCGCTGCATACCGTGATTGCTTTAACCATGATTGGTATTGGCCTATTTTTGATGGTTAGTGATCATTATTTTACTTGGCCACCAGTAGTCGCTGAAATTGCGAATGATGATGCCGTAGGCATGATGTATGTGGTGATTGGTGTGGTTATGGCAATCTGGGTCTTGGACCCTAAGCGGTCGGTTAGGATGGATCACATCATTTTAACTGTGGCCACGTTTGCCATGGCGACCTTGTCATTTTATCAGTTCTTGCATTCAATGGTTATGGGGAGCGGAATGCCGTGGATCAGTAATGCCGCACTGACCATTGTCATTATGATTATTGCCCGCCGCTCGGATTCAGTTTGACTGAGAGCTATTTGCATCAGATATATCTAATCATGTCAGTTGTAGCCGGTATGATTGCGGCATGGTACACCAATCGAATATCACGGAAGAAGTCTAATCGTGAAGAATGGCAAGAACTGTACATGGAGATGAAGACGCGAACTGATGAAGCCGAAAAAAGGAATCATGAACTCATTATGGAAAACGAACAGCTACGAATTGAAAATGCAGAGCTCAAGAGTCAGCTAAAATCTTAGGAGGAAAAAGCATGAATGAATTTACGAAGATTATTAAATTACTCAACGACACCGGTATCTTAGGTGTCTTAATTTTTGCCTTAGTTGGCTGGTTTACCCGGATCAATCCGGCATTGAAGACCAAGATTGCGGCGAATAAGTCCGCTACTCAGCGCGAAGTATTGGGACTGTTAGACACACTGGCTTTCAGTGCTGTCAACAAGGCGGCTACTAATTATGAAATGCCGGGAGAAGAAAAGCGCGAACAGGCGATTGCTGATGTAACAGGCCAAATGAAAGCATTTGGTCATGACAGTCTGGCACCGGCAATTATTTCAGCAGCCATTGAAAAGGCATATCAGTCGATGACAACAACCGATACGAAAGCCCAAGCAAGACAGGTTGAATACAATGCCGCTCTGGCGGACACAGAGCAAGCGTTCGCTGATAAGCAAGCACAACTGGACAAACAAGCTGCGACAGTTCCCGCTGAACCAGCACCTTTAAATGTGCCAGAGAACACGGCTACTACGGAGGGAGATGCAAAGTAATGCCGCATTATGATGTTGTGGATACTTCTAATAACAATGGGACCATGACTAAAGCTAATTGGCTATCAATGAAAAAGTATGGCGTCAAAGCCATGATAGCCAAGCTATCCGAAGGCACATACTTCACTGACCAAACGGCCAAGCCGAGCATTCGTAACGCGGTATCTGCTGGCTTACACGTCAACGGCTATCACTTTGCCCGATTTACGACAGTGGCTGGGGCTAAAGCCGAAGCCCAGATGGCAGCCCGAAGTGCGCTTAAGGCAGGATTGGGTAAGAACAGTGTGATCGTACTTGATTTTGAAGCCACTAACTCTGGTTGGAATCAGAACTCTAAAATTGTTAAGGCCTGGATCAACGAAGTTCATCGCATGGGCTATCCTAAGACAGACGTCTATACGATGGGCAGCTGGATTAATTCAGTGCCATTGAACAACTCGGGCCGTGGCGGTTGGGTGGCTAACTATCCTTATAACCCGTCCGGGTTTAAGCTTTATCCCGGATATAATGGTTGGCAATGGACGTCAAGCATGCACTTTCCGGGTTGTTATGGGACGTTTGATGTATCCCAGATGTACTCAAACTACTACTATGGCACCACAACTAAGACGATCAAGCCTAAGAAGGCCATCTATTATCGGTATAACCCCAAGATGATCTATGCCCGGACACCGATTAATCGTTACAAGGACGTTGCCTTCAAGCACAAAGTGGACAACTTCCCAGCCGGAACTGTGTTTGCGATTGCTAAAGTGGTGACCTACGGCAAAATTACCCGGTTCCAATTGGCAAATGGCTATTACATCACGGCTAATCAGGCCAACGTCAATCGCTTATACTATTCCGTTGATGGCGGTGTCAAGCGAGTAAAATCTGTGCGCGGTACTCACCGGTACAAGGATAAGGCCCTTAAGCACGTTGTTGATTGGCAGCCAGCCGGCACTGAGTTTGATGTTGCTAAGATCGTCAAGTACGGAGATATTACTCGAATCCAATTGGCTAACGGATACTATATCAGTGGAAACAAGAAGGTTAACAGTTTTATCAAGTAATGCACGAAAGCGCTCACTCCTAACGGGGTGGGCGCCTTTTTTTGGGTGTTTACGTTTCTTTAATAAAAAGGCAAACTATTAACATCGCATGTGTGGTGTTTACAGTTTGCCATAAAAGGTGTAGTTCTGAATGCATTATTTAGAACTGTTGATTTTTTAATAGACTATAGAACTTTTGACAAGAAAAGCTGATAATGATACAATTCCCAGAGAATATACAACTAAAGTTTATTGGGAAAAGCATCCTACAAACCCTTATATAACGGCAAAAAAATAATTGCCAGGAGGTATAATATGGCAGACGCGGTATATAATCGAATACCTGATTTGGTAAATAGTTTTATTAAACAAGATAATAATAGTTTTGAAATAACGACTTTAACTTTGATTAGACTACTTGAAAAACGTGATGATAAGATCGCTCAGCAGTTAAAGAAAATTTTGTCAGACTATAGAGCTGGAAATTCTCATGTTAAAGAGGCGCGATCACTAACTTCGACGGAGAATAGAATGATAAATCTAACTATACCGTCAAAAAAAATTAAAGATCTAGTGACATCAAAAGCAATTCATGATGATATTTTAGAGGTTATTAAATCTCATGAAAAAGCGGAAGAGCTATATAAAGTAGGACTAAATCCAATTTCTAAAGTTTTGTTCAGCGGACCATCAGGAACTGGTAAAAGTACAGCTGCTGAAGTAATTGCGGCAGAACTTCGGATTCCTTTATACCGGGTGAACACAGCACAACTACTATCGAGTTATCTAGGGGATACTAGTAAAAATGTAGATACAGTTATAGAGTTTGTTAGAACACATCGGGTTGTTTTATTGTTGGACGAATTTGATTCTATTGGTATGGGACGTGAGGAAAACAATGATATTGGGGAAATGAGACGTATTGTAAATACATTATTGCAATCTCTTGATTCTTGGGAAAACCAAGGTATATTTATCGCAACTACTAATCGAGTTAAAGATGTTGATGGTGCATTGATGCGCAGATTTGATTTTAATGTTCAGTTCGCGGAACCTGATGAAAAAGCAAGGTATTTACTTTGGAACATGTATATAGGGGATTATGTAAATAATCCCATTTTGGAAAAAATAGCAAGGATGATTGACAATATTTCCCCAGCAGATATTGAAGTTATCTCGCATCGTGCTCTTCGTCAGTCAATTCTGAAAGAGTCAGATGTTGTTCAAATGTTAATCAAATTTTTGACAATTTTCATTCAAAAGAGTAGCTATCCTAAAAATGAAACTGTTAAAACGTTAAAGGCATTGGATCCAACCTTAACTTTGAAGCAATTAGCAAAAATTGTGGATTCCAGTACCAGTTCAGTCGGGCGATATTTAAAAAGTTAGGAGCTGAAGACGGTTGTCAGATACGAACAATATTATTTTTGGAAATGGTGTAGATTTTGTGAGTGGTATTGAGCGAAATAATCAAAACGCTAGAACACCAAAGATTTCGGATGAAGCTTTCTCAGATGCGTTAGGGCATATACTTCCACAAATTGAGCAGACTACGATTGATTTTAATTCACTTTCAGAGAAATATCGTATGTCAAAAGCGATTATTGGCGTAAAAATAAAACCAAAATATTTGTCAAAAACTTCTAAAATAAAGGAAATGTATAAAAAAACTAATTTAGAACGAGTTGGCTCATTATCAATTAATCAAGACAAATCAGATGCAGAAAATAGAACTCGAATAGAGTATTTACGGGGAAATCCGAGCGAACTTGATCAACTTGTAAAAGACATGCAAAATAACAAGCGAGTTACACAACAACTAAGAGCGGAGTTAGTGCGAATAGAAAGTATTGAATTACCTACGATTAAGGAAAAATTACAGTTGCTACCATCTGACTGGAAATCAGGAAAAATTTGTTTGGTGTTACATCCCAATGATGATTATTGTCAACTTATAGACAAATTAGCAGCCCTTCTTCCCGAACAGGATAAGAGTACATGGGAATCTTTTAGAGCGATTGATGGGTTGACTTATATTTCAATGAGGTTAAAACAATCAGAATTAAAATCATTGGCGCCTTTCAATCCCCTTAGGCAAGTAATGCCAACCCTTAATAGTGAGTCAGCTATTCAGATTGAGGGTGATTTTTCAACTGAAAGCAATGTGTATACTAACGATGCTTATAGAAAAAGAATCACCGACTTAATTCCTGTTGGGGAAATTGATGGTGGATTTCATTCAAATGGAACGCCTTATATGTCTGACATGAAGGAAATAGCAGCAGCTGATACTTCAAAAAGTAATTTTTACATGGAACATGGAACAGCAGTAGGGAGTATTTTGATGTATGGGAATCTTGATCAAATCGATCCAAGTACAACTATTACTCCGAGTTCACGTGTAAAGGTCATCAGAGTTCTTCCGACTGAGAAGATTAAAGTTCAAGGAGGAGAGGCGGAGGATTTTGACTTTGTCAAGGCAGCAAATTTAATTAAAGAAACAATACCGAAACATCTCGATGTTAAGGTGTGGAATGTTTCTGTCGGACCTTTTGGGCCGATACTCGATGAAGTAGCACCATTGACTGCTGCTTTAGATGAACTTGCGTTTAAATATCACATCATTTTTTGTGTTGCTGTGGGTAATACTGGTGAAGTGAATAATAACTTCTATACCCGGATCCAAACACCTGCAGATATGGTGAATGGTATTGGAGTTGGATCGTTTGAATACGACGATGTAAGGAAACCTCGATTAGCATCATATACATCAACTGGTCCGGGTAGAGAAGGGGCCATCATTAAACCAGATTTTCTTGCACACGGTGGCAGTGAACAAGATAAACTGTTGGCTTTTTCAACTGATTCATTTAATTTAAATCGGGTTTATGGCACTTCGTTTGCCTCACCAACAGTTGCGAACTTGGCAACTCAATTATTAAATGCAAGTACTGAATTGACAGCTTTGGATGCTAAAGCATTATTAATTCATCAAGCATCTTTAAATCCCTTAAAAAATGATTCTCCTAATCGGGTTGGAAGGGGGGTCGTGACAGGCATCTCAGAGTCTTTGAATAGTGCAAATAACGAATACCGCATTTTATATAGTTCTGAAATGTCCACCAATGCATTCGCTAAATTAGAGATTCCAATTCCAAATGTTGATGGCCTGAAATCCACTTCATTAGAGTTTTCATGGACTGTTTCAATATTTACTAATGTTGCGGCTTCTGAGTCGGACGAATATACTCAATGCACGATCGAGGATAGTTTTTATGCGAATTCAAAAAAATTTATTTTTCGAAAGGACAAAAAGTCTCTATCCAAATTGGAGTCTGATCCATGCGTAGAAAGATTGCTGCAGGAAGGATGGAAAAGGAGTGCCTTTCCAGCACCAAATGGAAAAAAATATGCTGCGCTTTCAGAATATTCGCAACGGAGTTACTTAAAGTGGGATACTGTAAAAAATGATCGAGTAACAAAACGCGTGACAAGTATTAATAATCCATTTTTGATATTACATGCCTTGTCACGCGATGGGAGTCATTATCGAATTCCTTATTCAGTTGTAGTGACAGTACGAGCAGTTCAGGATAATGATCTTTATCAGCAAGTTCAGGCACAGCATGCGCAGTTGCAACCATTAAATGTTGACAATCAGGTTATGACGAGGATTTAAGATCTACTAAATGAGCCTACTTGTTATTTATATAGATTCTTTAGTTTGGCTAACCCCTGATAGTAAATGCAGAATGTACTTTTAGATAACAGATCTAATGAGGGAAAGTAAGCAGATAAATGAAAGCCTTGTGCCTTCCTTTCATGAAATACAAGGTTAATTTCAACAAGCATTGAACTGAACCGCCGGATTCAAAGTCCCAGAGATTTAGTCGTAGTACAAATGGGTTAAGAGTTTCAATTTTTATAGCGCCATTTAGGCCACCACGAATTGCTTTCATTATAATCACCTCAGCTCTCATTATACGAACAAACGTTTGCTTAATCAATAAAAATATATAATCTTGAATGCTTATAAATAGATTTTTAATTAGGTGAGGGAATAAAACGGATTTATAAAAAGAAAAACGTTTGCACTTTTTTTGCACTGCACGGCTTTAATCATTGATATAGCACGATCAAGTATGCCTGCTCGGGGCATAATAGTAATAAAAGAGGAACACTGCTAAATCAACGTTTAGCGGTGTTCTTTTTTACAATCAAAAAACGAAAAGCTTAGAAGCATTGAAGTGCTTCATAATTGTTAGACAAAGAAGTCTAACGATTGTGAGGTACTTTTTTCATGGTTAAATATAATTCTGTTTTAAAAGCCCAAATTATAAATGAACATCTCAACGACGGTACTTCCGGAGCGGAACTAGCAAGAAACCATCAATTACCCAAGCGACAAGTTAATCGGTGGCTTCAACAGTATCGTTTGAACGGCATTGAAACACTTAAGCGGCACAAAACTAAGCGTAAGTTCTCGGCAGAATTCAAATGGAATGTGATAAACTACTACCAAACTCATGATGAGTCTTTAGCCGAAGTTGCCGGAAAATACAATGTTTTAGCCTGTCAAATCTGTACTTGGCGAAAAACGTTTATTCGAGACGGCTACTCTGGTTTAGGACCCCATCCCAAAGGTAGGCCAACTAAAATGAAACGTTCTAAAAAACAGATTCGTCAATTAGATTACTACATGAAAAAATTATCCGAACATGAATTCATTCAAAGTATGTCCCGTAAGGGAAACTGTCATGATAATGCTCCAATTGAAAGCTTTTTTCACCTTTATAAGACCGAATGCCTGACTGGATTCCCACCCTGTAAAGATTTAGCCGAACTAAAAGCAGTTTCCTTAGAATATGTTAATTGGTTCAATTACCAACGAATCTCATCAAAAACAAAAGGTATGTCCCCGTGTGAATATCGAGAACATACCTTAGCAGCGTAATAAATATTTACTTTTGTCTAACTTTTATGTTGCACTTCACATTTGCCTTTTAGTACGGGACTTTCCGTTAGCTTAATAAAGCTATTACGGATACTTTTAAATCTGCTTTCGGTCAGCAAGTTAAGCAGAGAACTGCGGGACTCCCTCTTTTTGATTCGTGGTATAGTGAAGGGTATCAGTGTAGTTAAGAAAGGGGTTATGAGTAGTGGCAACTCAGTTACCAGCAGAAATTAAAGTGCGTGGCGCACGGGTGAATAATTTAAAAAATATGGACGTCGACGTCCCACTCAATGAGTTCGTGGCGATTACCGGACGCAGCGGCTCTGGAAAATCATCATTGGCGATGGGCGTCTTATATGCGGAAGGAGCGCGCCGCTACCTTAACGCATTATCAACCTTCACCCGGCGGCGGATCAATCAAATGGGGAAGGCAGCTGTGGATTCAGTCGAATATTTACCATCAGCCTTAGCGTTACGGCAACGCCCACAAGTTCCAGGAGTCCGGTCCACAGTCGGCACGATGTCCGAAAGTTTAAATATTCTGCGACTCGTTTTTTCTCGGTTGGGATCGCCAGTTTGTCCTAACGGGCATCAAGTGCCACCAACCCTAGATGCCGCTGAGAATGATGGCTACGTAGTCTGTCCAACTTGTGGCGTTCGTTTCCGTGCACCAGGAGCAGAGGATTTTGCTTTTAATTCAGATGGGGCTTGTCCAACCTGTGGTGGTTTGGGAGAAGTTCGCCAGTTAGATGCCAGTTTGTTAATCGCTGATGACACGCTAACCTTACGGCAGGGGGCTGTGGCATCTTGGCATTTACCTGGCCGAAATTTCATGCCAACGGTGGCGGATGCGATTGGAATTCCAATCGATGTGCCGTATCGGGAATTGAGTGCGGCGGACAAACAGCGCGTTTTACATGGTGCCAAGCAAACCGTTGCCGTGAATATTCCCAGTAGCAAAGGCAAAATTTTTCACATGGATAATGCTGTTTATGAAAATGCCTTTGCAGCGGTTGAAGATAGTCTAGCGACAACTAAAAATGAACGAACAATAGCGAAGCTTAACAAATTTTATACGTTTGACACTTGTCCGACCTGTCAAGGCACACGTCTCAATCCGGAACGATTAAAACAGCAGCTCAATGGGCGTAATCTGGCAGAAGTGTGTGACTTGACAATTAACCAGTTACGTACTTTTGCCAACACGGTGGTGGCGTGGTTACCTCCTACCATGCAATCGATGGGGACGGAGTTGATTGACGAGTTGCTAGCTAGTCTACAGCCCCTCGTTGATTTGGGGTTAGATTACTTGACGTTAAGTCGACCAGGAGCCACGTTGTCAACGGGTGAACTTCAGCGTATTCAACTGGGCAGAACGTTGCGAAGCGCAACGACGGGAGTTCTGTACGTCCTGGATGAACCGTCTGTTGGACTACATCCGGCTAACGTGACGGGGCTTATTAAGGCCTTCCATGAGTTGGTTGCTCAGGGAAATTCAGTGGTGGTCGTGGATCATGACACCCGGATCATTAGTGCGGCAGATCATGTCATTGAAATTGGTCCCCAAGCAGGTAAGTTGGGCGGTACAGTTGTGGATCAAGGAACGGTTGCTGAGATCAAAAGCAGTGCGCAATCGTTAATTGCACCATTTTTAACGGGACGAGCACAGTTACGGGAACGCCCTACGCTGAGTTCAACTGACTTATGGGCCAAGGGGCGGCTGGCTATTGAGGTAGCGGACCGATTTAATATCAACGATGTGTCAGTGGCCTTTCCTAAGAACCGGTTGACCACGGTGACGGGGATGAGTGGTGCTGGAAAAACAACGTTAGTCCTAGACAGTTTGATTCCAGCAATTGAGGCTGAGGTTGCGCATCACCCGTTGCCAACCCATGTTCGCCAGCTTGAACGGGGGAAGATTCGCCATATCGTGACGGTTGACTCAGTTCCCGTGGGTAAGAATGTGCGCTCAACGGTGGCAACCTATACAGATATGCTAGATCATTTACGCAAATTATTTGCGGCAACGCCGGCGGCCCAAGCACATGGATATACGAATAGCCGGTTTTCATACAATGTTAAAGCAGGGGCCTGTCCACTGTGTAATGGAACCGGTCAAATCTCATTAGATGTGCAGTACTTACCGGATATTACCGAAGTTTGTCCGCAATGCCAAGGGCAGCGGTACAATCGTGAGACCCTAGCGGTGAAGTGGCAAGGATATAGTATTGCCGATATTTTAGCCTTGTCCGTGGATGAAGCCTTGCCAATTTTTGCGACAGAAAAGGCGATCAGCCAGACCTTGCAGGCGCTCCACGATATGGGGCTGGGCTATCTATTATTAGGAGAAAGCACCCCCGCTTTATCGGGAGGCGAAGCTCAGCGATTAAAATTGGTATCACGAATTGGTAAACGACAAAACGGCACTTTGTTTATTTTTGATGAGCCGACGGTGGGTCTACATCCCTTAGATATCCAACAACTGGTAAAGGTCTTCGATCAACTCATTTCACAGGGAGCCACCGTGATTGCCATTGAACACGATCTTGACTTGATTGCCAATGCTGATTATGTGATTGATATGGGGCCCGGCGGCGGAATTAATGGCGGCCAGGTAGTGGCTGTGGGAACGCCTAGCCAAATTAGTGCGAATCCAGCTAGTGTTACGGGACGCTATTTAAAAGAAGAATTACATCTGTTTGCGCAGCAGGTATAGGAGATTTAGGTAACTAATAGTATAAATGAGAGGGAGTGCTTGGTGTAAGCCATTGAGAGCATTCCCTTTTTGAATTCAGGTAAGGGTAATGCTGATAAACCGGAGATTATTGAGGAAAATATTCTCAGACTTGAAGTTCGCTGCAAATGAGATAGTATATAATGCAAGTGGGGGGATGCGTGTGAGTTATAGTAGACCATTCTATCGTGTGGTCGCATTTGTTCTTGGTCTGATGTTGTTAGTGATCCCTTTGACAGCACAATATTCTAATTTCGCGATCCCCGCTATTATCTTGGGGCTAGTATATGTATATTATATGTGGGTGGTTTCGTTGTTGCATAAGCGAGCCAGGGTATTTATTAGACTCTTTATCCATTTGATCTATACCACAATTGCGGTTAGAACGATGTACGTTGCTTGTGATCATATTTTTATGATGCATAATCTCATTAGCTGGATTGACATGCTATTTGCATTGGTTGCTTTTGGTATTTTTGGGATTAAGACGATTATAATTTTTGTCAATAATTATGATGATATTATTAGTCTGCTGCATTAGACTAGCTGTTAAAAATGAATTACTTCTTAAGGATGAACGAAATTGATTGGAGTCAGTTTCGCTCATTTTTTACATAAAAATTTGCTTGAGCCCGCTTAATTGTCAAAACACCGAAAATGTTCGTTATTTCAACGATTTTTAGTTGTATAATGGTGTTAATTATAGGGGGTGCTGATATGGGTAAAGAAGCAAATGAACTAGCCAAATCGGTTGTAAGTGCGGTCTTGAGTGAGCTACGTCGGTACAAAAAGAAAGATCCCAATAAGGCATTTATGTTATTAGACTTAGCGGGAAACATGGTTACAGAGATTAGAAGTTGTGGGCCGTTAATTGCGTGTGAGTTGTTAAAAAACGATGGAGTAGAGTATATGAAATTATATAGTCCTAGTACCGTTAATTTTGAGATTCGAGAAGTAAAGAACAATTAGTCTGACTTATATCGAGATGTAATACCAATACGATCTACCAGACTAATGCTAATTTTAGATGGTTGTTATATTAGCTCTGCTTACTTTAAGCGGGGCTTTTTGACGTCTTTCTCACATCTAAATAAGTTAGTGGAGATTCATGGCTAGATGTTGATTTTAAAATAAAAAAGTTCTAGTGACTATAGATAGCATCTGGTTAAAATTTATCGAGAAATGCGTTTAACAATGAAATAATTCGTTTATGAAATATATTAAGGCAACAGATTATGCGAAATGTGTAACTCTCAGTAACTATATTAGTCAATCCCAAATAGCCTTTGGGAACCCAATGAAAGTTAAAATACCGTCCAATATCATTTAAACTGCTACAGTATTGTGTTAAAATGTTTTTATAGTATTAAGTATTGTAAGTGCTAATGTAAGCGGCATATATATATCAATGCTATTATAAAACGGACTAACTGGTAGACTATTAAAGCCATTAATAAATGATTGGAATTGGGTTCAATCATTTCTAATAAGACACAATAATTTTTAGGGAGGAGACCAATTTGAAGCTATCGACATCGCGATTGGTAATTTTACTACTAAGTTGTCTGATTTTCGGCTTTGGCATTATGAAGGGGCAGACGGCAGAAGCTAGTATTACGACATCTGGTAGTACGTATACGGTAACCTCGGGAGATGACTTGTTTAACTTGTTGACGAATAACAAGAATTACTGGTCATCCCAAAATGTTCCACCGACGGATCTGACAATCAAGGTGGCTAATACCATTACGTTACCGGGGTATGATGCGAGTTTATATAGTGGGCTGACCAATGTTAAGGTTGATTTTCAACAACACCAGTTCTATGCAGGAAATTACGTGGCGTCGCGAGTTCTAATTCCAAGAACGAGTTCGGCTCAATTAACCGTGGCCAACGTCAACAACACGAGTAATGCCACTACTAACCAGGTTACTGGAGTGCCAAACTCAGCTGGAACGGGGACAGCGACAGCTTATCTCAGTACCTACTACGGTATGTTGTTTTCATCAGATTTTGGGCTGTCGGGTGGCACGACCTCCTGCGCGGCACAAGTCACGTACGATAATGTTGTATATAATATGCCCAATAATTTGACCTACAATCAACCATTGTGCACCTACTTTGTACCAATCAATTTCACTGGAAAAAATAAAATTATCACTGCCGTCTCGGGACAACAAGTTGGTGAAATCGCAAATTTAAAGGTCAGTTCGGGAACCACTGAAATTATTGGTGGCGATGGAAGCAGTGGCTTAGCTGGTGGGATGTTTTATCCCTACTACAATAACTTGAATCAGGCTGACTTTCCGATTGATGTGGCAAAGGGAGCAACCTTGACGTTAACCAATAAAGATGCCAGGGCCCCCATGTTTGCATTTATTGGTATAGCCAATTCAGTAACAATTAATAATCAAGGAACCTTGAATTTAAACGCGACGAGTGCACAGACAACGTTATTTGGTTCGGGAACGAAAGGGGTAACCTTAAATGCTTCCGCACAGGCCAATACCAATATTAATACAGCCGGCGCAGCATTTAGTAATGACATGGGGACAACGAAGTTCATTGGTAATTTTGCCGACCAATCGCGTACAGTGCTTTCGTCCGCGACCTCTGTTTTTAAAAATTCAAGTGCTTGGAAAAACAATAGTTCCTTGAATGTTACGACTGGTGCTAAGATCGCGGCTTATAGTGGTGGTACCCAAACAGGTGGGTTAACCGACTCCAGCAGCCACTATATTCCGGTGACGTTTAATGGGGGGAGCATGGCTCAAGGCTTTTTAAAGCCAAGTGCTCCCAGTACGACGGACGATTATACCGGACTAGAACCGGCCGACTCGAAGTTTAATGCGGCTGGTAGTACCGTAAACTCTAATGACTTAACCAATGCCAATAATAAGGGGTTGCTTATTTCAGCGGAACTATTGGGGACTGACCTTGGTGCAGTCGATCAGTACAAGTGGGATTACAATATTGCGGACCTAAGTGAGCAGCCTACGTTACTACCGCGAACGACCGGAAACGATCTTTATTTTAGAGTGATTGATACACGGTCCGCGACGCCGTCTTTTTCGGTGATGGCAAGTTATACGCCAGCCGAAACACAGCCGTTTACCATGTGGTTTAAAAATGATCAGTCGGCGGTTCAGCTATCGCCAACCGATCAAACTGTGCTTAGTGCTGACCAGATGACGGCAGATAACGGGGTTTATACAAAAACTTTTGATGAGAACACCGGTTTGCTGCTTAAGGCTAGCATCGCTGCGCGGGCCGGATCGTATACGGGGAAAGTAGTTTGGACCCTGGTAGATGGTGTTCACTAG